GTATCTTTAGATAATATCGATTTTGAGGAAAGAGATAATAATTTGAAACCAATATTTAAACCTAAGGATGTTTTAGCTGATATTGCATCGATTGGTACAATGGCTGATAAATTAAAAGAATTAGAACTCTCATATAAAAAAGATTTACTTACTACTACTTCTAAGAATAGAGGTGATGTAGAAGAAGGATTTGATGATGAATAATGTATGGCAGAGAGTGTTAAGATTAGACTTAGAAATACAGCTAAATTATATGAACAAAAGTTAGCTGAACAACAGAAAGAAAAAGAAGTCGTTACCTCAATAAAAAAGCCTAGACAAACAGCTAAAGAGATGTATAAAGAGCTAAAAGAGTCTAGAAAAGAAAAAGTTAATCCTGCGTCATTTACAGACAGATATGAGGAAGAACTTAGAAAACAGTTATTTGAGATTGAGCAACAAAAGGAAGAGTCAGATGTAGAGGAGAGTGAATATTACGAGAAAGCTAAAACAACTCATGTAAAAAGAGATGGTCTTTGGGACGTTTTGGTTGATGAGGAGATTAATTATTTTGATCCCGACTTATCCTATGAATTAACTGGTTATAGACCTATTACAATGGAAGAAGGATTAGATTTTGATCCTGAAGTATTTACTGAAGTGGGGCGATTGTATGATCAAACGGGTTCGTATACTGAATATCCCAAAGGTTCAAAGTTATATGCTGATTTCTGAAGAGAACAGTTAAAGCGATGTGTTGAAGGTTATACTGTAGGTAAGTATAGAGTAACTGGAGATCATTACTTCTTCTTAAACTTCTATAGAATGAGAACTGTACCAGAAGATATGGCTGCTGGTAGTGGACGTTTAGAAGCTTTCCCTTCATTTCATGCTAAACAATATGAGTTCTTTCATTATATAGAACTATGTGAAGTTCTTAAAAAGGATGCAGTTCTATTAAAGGCTCGTGGGCTAAAAACTTGGCCTCCTATCACGTAAAAAAGGATAGGTAATTAAATCTCGCAAAATCGGTGAAGACTAAGATAATTAAGTAGTAACTATTATGTTAATACCGAGGTAAATTAATTAGTAATATAATTAATCACTGTAACGCGTAGGCAATGAACCTTGTAAAAGAATATAATTTGCCCAAGAGTGCGGGACACCTATAAATAGGTGAAAATGTACGCTGAACTTATAGGAAACTATAAGAGCTATAGGATAAAAAGCCTATAGGATAACATAATTGAGGTTTTAGTGAGATGATGGCTGTTCTTGGAGTAAGACCATATATTACTACTCGTAATTTCCGATGTTTATATACTGCATTCTCTGACCTTAAATTAGATCCTCTACTTGATAAGTGTTGGTGGCAATTAAACTGGCTTAATAGAAATACTAATGGTGGTATGAAACGTTTAAGACAGAAAATTGATAATATCAAACAAAAACGTGCATCTCGAGTTACAAAAGATGGAGTTGAATTCGGTAAGTTATTGCCGCTTTGAAGAGCAATCTTCAAATGCAAAATCGAGTAAAATCGGTGAAGGCTGAGATGCCAATACCGAGCTAATTGATTAAATTACGAAAGGTTAATCAATAGTGTAACGCATAGTCATTGAATAAATATAATATGACCAAGAGTACTCGACATCTAATTTAGATGAAAATATATGCTGAGCTATATCAAAAAGGAAGATATAGAATCTAAGGATAAAAAGCCTTAGAGATAACAAAACTGAGAATGGCAGAGATTGAGGGGATTGTTGCTGATACTTCTGATAAAATCAGAGGTGATCGTGTTGATAGGTTAATTTTTGAAGAAGCTGGGTCTAATAAATACTTAATATCAAGTTGAATTAAGGGAAATGCGCTTGTAGAATTAGGAGGTAAGAAGTTCGCGATTCGAGTTGCTGGTGGGACAGGCGGTGACTCTGGACCTGCATTAGAAGGATTATCGAGAATGTTCTCTGATCCAGAAGCTTATGGAGTCTTACCTTATAAAAATATTGATACCGAAGACGGTAAACCACAATATACAGGATTTTTCATTCCTGCACATAAATTTAGTCTACAGAAAAAATATCTAGATCATAGAGGTGTCACAAATTCTGTAGAATTTAAAAAGTTTTATGAAAAACAACGATCTAAGATGCAAGGTCAGGACCTACTTGATTATTGTGCTGAGCACTGTTTTACGCCTAATGAAGCTTTATTTAAACAGGGTGAAAACATATTTGATTCGGTTGCTATTGCAGATCGTCTTACACAAATACGTATTTTAAAAGAAGGATTACAGCCTAAAAAATGTTTTTTACTTTGAGATAGATCTGAGGACGATAACTCATTAAATAAAGTTAAAATCAAAGAAAATAATCTAGGAAATGTATGAATTTACGAAGAGCCTCAGAAAGATTCTTCTGGAAGTATTTATAAAAATTTATATATAGCTGGCATTGACTCTATTGATCAAGGTACAGGTGATTCTGCAACAGACAGAGACGTTTCTGATTTTTGTATCCTAATAAAGAAAAGAGCATTTGGATTGCAAGAACCAAAGTATGTTGCTATCTACAAAGATAGACCTAGAGACATTCGTGAAGCTTATGATACTGCTATGAAATTATTAGTTTTATATAACTGTAAAGCTTTACTTGAGCATACTAAAATTAGTATTTTAACTTATTTTAAAGAAAAAAAGAAAGATAACCTATTCATGAGAAGACCGAAGTCAACACTGGGAGATATAAAACGTGGTAATTCACAGATGATAGGTGTTCCTGCAACTGAGTATGTTATCAAACATGGACTGGAATTAATTAATAATTTTGTTAATGATTATTGTTATTCTATGGATATAGACCCAATGCTTGAACAATTATTAAAATATTCTTATGAGAATAAAAGAAAGTTTGATATTGTTGCAGCAATGGGCATGACTGAGCTTGCTGATGAAGAATTGATGGGTTTATCTCCAAAAGTTCAAAATGAAACAAAAAATCAGTGAAAAGATATTGGTTGATATATAGATGAAAAAGGTTATAAACAGTATGGTGTAATTCCAAAAAGTAATGGATATAATTGATAAAATAGAGGAACTGATCAGAAAAACCATGTGTGTTGAGTACGTCTCAGATTTAACCTTAGAAATAGATGGTGATGAATATAATCTATTATTAGATTTAAATCAATGAAGAGCACCTCTAAGTATTGCATATCAGGGTACTGAAGATGGTTTTTTAAGATATTTAGAAAAAGAGTTCCAAAGTAGGCAACTACAAAAAACTAAATATTTTAAAGGTGTTCAAACTACTCCTGGTATTGGAAATCAATATATAATATTTGATTATGGTAATAGAGAAAGAAGTCAGTAAAATAAACGAAACTATAGGAGCTTTAGTTTATGATAAGATTGCTATAAGAAAAGCATATAATTATTATCATGCACATAGAGACGCTGATCAGTTTAAACATTTAGAGTTAAACTATGGCATTGGAACACCAACGTCAATAAATTTTACTCCTCTAATAAAGAAACATATTGATGTTCTTATTGGAGAATATCTAGGACTGAATCAGGATCTAAAAGTGTCATGTAAGGATACAGCAACAGTATCAAATATTTTAAGAGAAAAACAATTAAAAATTAATGAAGCTGTATATCAGTATTTAGAATCATATCTTAGAAATAATATTATAGCAGCTATATTAAATGACAAAGAAGTTGTTACAGACCCATTTATAGAAAATGAAATTAAAAGAGTTCAAGAAGCTGTTGATCAGTCTTTTGTTTCCGAATATGAAATTGCTGCACAAAATATATTAGAGTATATTAGACAATCTAGAAATATAGATTTAAAAAGGAAAATGCACGAATTGCTAACAGATTTATTAGTTAGTGGTACGTGCTATTATCGTGTAAAGCCTACTGAGAATAACTCTAGTATTAATCTAGAAATTTTAAATCCATTAGATACTTTTGTTGAAAGAAATCCAAATTCACCATATTTAGCTGATTCTAGAAGAGCTGTTATTCGTAGATGAATGACTAAAGAAAATATACTAAATGAATTTAGGTCAGAATTAACCGCTGAAGCAGTTAAAAAATTAAAAGACATTAAAGCTTCTACGGATTCTAGTTCTCCAACATATATTATTAGATATACAGGCCCTAAAGAATCTGTTGGTAATGTAAGAACGAATTTACATACTGGTATATTAGGTGGGTTAGAAGCACATCCAGGTTGACCTGGAGATTACAATTCTATCGAGCCTATTAAGACAAATTTAATTCCTGTTTATGAGGTTGAATGAATAGAAGTTGACTATAAAACAGGAAAACTTGATCGACATGAAGGTATTAAAATTGGTGATGAAATTTATATTACTAGAGGGGTATCTAAATATATTGTTAGAAGTGTTGATTATCCAAGTAGATGTAGACTTTCAGTAAATGGAATGTTTTTCTTAGATAAAAATGGAGATCCTTACTCATTGATTATCAATACTATGGATCTACAGGATAAGTATGATTTATTAATATTTTATCGGGATAATTTAATTGCTTCTAGTGGGACTGTTGGCGATTGGGTTGATTTACCTTTAATTCCTGCTGTATTAGGAGAGGAACTTGCAGATCGTTTACAAAAATGGCAAGCTTATAAAAAACAAGGTTTAGGTATTTTAGATTCTTCTCAAGAAGGAGCTGAAATTACTAATACTATGTTCAATGGATATGATGATACTGTAAAAGCTCAAAGTATTCAAGCAATTCAATTGGCTATACAAGCTGTAGAAATGCAGGCATCATCAATCACTGGAGTATTACCAGAAAGACTGGCTCAATATGAACAAAGAGATGCTGTGTCAAATGTTCAGTTAGGAGTTAAAATGTCGGGATTGCTGACTAAACAATACTTTGAAGCAATGGATATTATGTACAAGGAAGCAAATTATGATATGTTAAATTTAGCTAAACTTGTATTTCCAAATGGGCTACAAGGAACTATTATTTTAGGTAATAAGTATGCTAAAATATTTTCAGCTTTACCAGAACATTATACAGTTACTGATTTTGATATTCATATTGAAGATAGTTCAAAATCATTTAAAGATATGGAAACAGTTAAAGCTTTAAATATTGAACTTATCAAAGCTGGTATGTCTGATCCAGAGATGGCAGTTAATATTGCTGTTGCTAATAGTATGACTGAACTAAAACGTTATGTTGACAAAGCAATGAGTATTAAGAAAAATGAAAACAATACTATCAGTCAGATGCAGCAACAACTTCAACAATATCAACAAACTACACAAGAACTACAAAAACAAAATCAAGACTTACAAAATCAACTTACTGAAGTACAAAATCAATTACAACATAATAATCAGTCTAAATTATTATTAGAACAACAAAAATTGATAATTGAGAAAGAAAAAGTACAAAATCAGAAAGAATATAATGATAAGTTAATTGATGCTAAACAGCAACAAGTACAAGCACAAATTGCTGAAGTATTTGATAGCAATCCATATAATGATAAAATTAAACAAGTAGTATAATGGATAAAAATTTAATTATAGAGTTAGTTCAGGATAATAATTGTTATTTAACTATTATAGATAACAGTAACTATAGTGATTTAGGAAATAATCTCTTAAATTATATTACTCTTGAACTTTTAATATATAACGAGGATAATCGTCCAATACCTAATTCTATAAAAATATCTGAGTTTACTAGTAATAGAGATTATTATTTAAAGGAAAACACTATCTATAAATTAGATAAAGATGGTATTTATTCTTATAATAAATTTCTTATTCCTAAGTTAAAACAACTTGAAATTAGTAGTAAACCTGGTTATTATAATATAAGTAATGAGGTTTTTTACAATGAAACTACTAAAGAAATATATTTAGGACCAATTGACGGACTTTCTGAATATCCTGCATCAGCGGTCATTAATGCCTCAACACTATCGACATATGATTCTTATGTAAATGATGAGACATCTAATATAGATATATTAGATTATATTACTACAAATAATAAAGGATCACAAACGTTTTTTGCTGATCAAAAGCTCTTTAGTATTTGTAAACTGCAAAAATGTTTAATATCTTTGCAGAAGCATATGTTATTGGACAATGCAAGATTATGCTCATTTGAGAAATGTAATATTGACCAAATGTTAAAAGAAAGATGTGATTTCTTACTATGTGCAGTATATACGCTAAATTATCTAATTTGTAACCAGAATTATGCAGAGGCTCAAAGAATTATAGATAATTTATCTACATGTGAAAATATATGTGCAGATGAATTAAATACTAATTATAATGGATGTGGCTGTGGATAATTTATATGACCTTTTGTATAAACTGTTTACGACAGAATTATTAAATGTTAGTATTGGATACTCATTTAATAATAAAAATTTAGATAAAATGACTAATCTTATCCATGTTATTAATTTAATTGAACATGGTAATTTACCTAGTAAAGACATAATCAAATTAATAGAATATTATAATGGGATCTAAAAAAAATATACTTCCTCTAGGTAACACAAATTCGTCAAACAAATGTGGAATTTTTAATTCCAGACAATATTACAAAGGAACTTCTTTTAAAATGTCTGGTGAATGAAAAGATGAAACTAATTATTTTAATGACGAATATATTGTTGATTTTGTTGCCTATAAAGGAGCCTTACTCTCATGCTCAAAGAGTCATTTATCTAGTGCAACAACAGAACCTGTTTTAATTAAAAATCCAGAAGGTGAAATTACAGGAATTCAGCCAAATGAATATTGAACATTTGTTTTAGCAGGTATCGAAGGCCCAGAAGGATCGGTATGAGAACCTTCTTATGAAGCATCTACAGGTAATCTGACTTGATCTTTAGTATCTAATCCTAGTAATCCTGGTACTATGAATATCAGGGGTCCGCAAGGAACCCCAGGAAAAGATGGCAAAGATGGTAATACTCCAGTTATTAGTGCAAAAAAAGATACTAATGGTTTATATTACTGGACTTTAAATGACCAATGACTATTAGCTTCAGATGGCCAAAAGGTTTTAGCTCAGGGCCTAACAGGAGCAACAGGCGCTCAAGGAGAGCGGGGTGAACGAGGACTTCAAGGTAATACTCCTATATTAAAATCTGGTGCTAATGGAGTATTGCAAGTATCTTATGATGAGGGACAGCACTGAAGTACAATTGGAACAGTAAAAGGAGATAAAGGAGATCAAGGTAATCAGGGTCTTCCAGGTAAAAATGGTGTTACTCCTTTACTACGTATGCAAAATAATTTTTTGCAAGTATCTTATGATGGCCGTCAATGAACTACACTAGGAAATGTTGTAGGAGCTCAGGGGCTTAAAGGAGATAAAGGAGATCAAGGTAAAAGAGGTGAAGATGGTATAACTCCTGTTATGCGTGTACAGGATACTTTTTGGGAAGTATCTTATAATAAAGGAGAATCTTGGGAACTAGTCGGAAAAGCTATTGGACCTCAAGGAGTTCCTGGCAAAAGCCCCAAACTACAAGTCTCTTGAGGAGATCCTGATAATCAATATGATGATCGAATTCTTTGAGGATACGATGGAATCCCAATTAGTGAGTGGACAACATTATGCTATTTAAGTGATTTAAGAGGTGATAGTATTGCTGAAGTTAATATTACTGATAAAGAAGGAGCTTTAGAGATTATTATGACATCTGGCCGAAGAATTATTTCAGTTGGTTCTGTATTACCTCGCTTTGTTGCGGGCACTATTGAAACTGTTGAATATGATCAGTTACCCCAGATAAGTATTGATAAAACAAATGCTCCTAGAGAGTGGGCTTTAGATTTAAAAGTACCAAAAGGTAAACCCGCCACGATAACAGTAGTTGAACAAGTAGACAAATTAGCTCCAGATGCTCAACCCTTTGTAACTGATTTAAATCCAAGTATAAGTGATGCTAATCTGAAATTTGGCATTCCTCAAGGTGAAAAGGGGGATCCAGGTGATCAGAATGTGTTTATTGGATGTTATACTCCAGTTGATACTACTCAAATTTGATATGATCCGTGTGACGATGCTATGGATCACTATTCTGCGAATGATTTCTTATATGAATCTTATTTACTTACTACTGAAGATGCTGGAGTTGACGCTTTATCAAAATTAGATTTTGAAAAAGCTTTTGCTACTATTGGTATTAATTCAGCCACCACTAAAGTAGTATTTCTACAAAATACTGACCAATTACCTGACTTAGATGCTTTAAGTGATAACGAAATAAGAAAATTAATTGGTACACTATATTTAGTTCCTGAAGATAAACCTGATACTAATAATAACTATGTTGAGTATACTGTTATTGAAGGTCCTTCTTCTGGAGAATTTAGGTGAGAAATTTTAGGAACTAATAGTGTTAGTATTAACATTGATGATTACTATACTAAAGATCAGACAAATGAAATGTTATCAAATAAAGTTGACTATTACAACAATAACAACATAAAATTAGCTCATAATAGTTCATTATTTGGCACACTAGCAAATGATTCTGTAATTAGTATGATTCATATAGATGCTAGTAATAATCTAACTGTTGGTAGTAATAGTATACCTTTACAATTTCAGACTTCTGCACGTCCTATTATTAATTTATCAAGTGGTGATGAAAAGGTAGCATATTTATCTGAGATAGAAAATTTACGTACTGAAGTAGAGAATATCAAACAAGCATTAACTGTTGTAAAAGTAATAGCATAATATGGGAACAATTAAAGAAATTAAAGCACTTGGAGTTGGTTTTGTAGGATTCTATGAAGGCAAAAGAGAAGCCTATCAAGCTGATAGTTATGTTGATAAATTATACTTTGCTTCAGATACAGGGGAGTTACTATTTAATAGTAAATCGTATAGTGTAATTGTAGATGACTTATTAACTAGTGATTCTACTACTCATGCTTTAAGTGCTAATCAAGGAAAACAATTAAAATCCTTAATTGACAATATAGATTCTTCAGTTTCTGAAATTAGTTTATTTGCTTTAGCAAATACTGCAGGATATACTGGGACGGAAGAAGAATTAATTAATAAACTTAATACTGCTTATCTACCACTAACTGGTGGTACCTTAAGTGGGTCATTAACATTAAGTTCTGGAGATATCTATCTATCTCCATCATTTTCATTAAAAGACTCTACAGGTGGGAATCTTATTGGAGTTTTATCTAATGATATTGTAACTATTAATATTGGAAATACTAATAGTTCAACAATATTATATACTAAAGAAACTCTTTCTAGAAATAGTGGCTCTACAAGTTATGAAATTTTAGATAGAGGTAATTTTATTGCGGATACTGACTATGTATCTCCCAGCAACTTAGGTTCTCAACTTCTTAATTATTTACCTTTAGTTGGCGGGACTATGGTAGGTTCTATAGACCTTGGGGGGCAAAATATTAGAAATAAATCACTCGATTTAGTTAAGTTAGAGCCAGAAAAAAACAATTTGTTATTTATATCTCCTACTAGTACAGGAACTAGTCATAACTATAGTTTTCTTTTGTCGACAGGAGAAGAAATTGGAGAAGTGTATGTAAAACTAAATGACGGTTCGCAATACAAAATGTATCATGCTTATAATTTTAAAGCGGATACAGACTATATCACCCCATTATATTTTACAACTCAAATAGCAAATTATCTACCACTAAGCGGCGGCACTTTAACAGGAAATGTTAATTTATCATACACTAGTAATAGTGATGCAGCTAGTATAACTGTGCTAGATACTACTGCAAGTAAGTCTTATAATGTTGTTTCTTATTCTGGAACGTTAAATATTGCTGATGTAGCTAGACCTACTATTATTAGATCTCAAGTAGCATTACGTAGAGAAACAGGTTATTCAAAGTATAAAATATATGATGAGAATTCATTTGTTGCTGATGAAGACTATGTAACTCCTAGCAAATTAACAACTGATTTAAGTAATTATTTACTTCTGACAGGAGGAGAGATAACTGGAGATATTAAAGTACCAGGTATTCAAACTAATAATATTTATTATACTACTGATACTGGAGATAAATCTGATGCTTGATTAAGTATTGATGATACAACTACAAAGATCGGACTGCCTACTCATTCAACTAACATAATTGGAGAATCTGTTACAGCTAATGGTAATGTAATTTATACTACTGCAAATTTAACAGACCAAGTTGTTAATAACAAGTTATTAACAGGATTGACTACAGCTGAATCAGTTCAGGAAATAGTTGCTACTGATAGTATTGTTGGAGCATTTGGTAAACTTAAATATCATTTATCTCAAATTTATACTAAAGAAGAAGTTGACAGCTTGTTGTCAGGCATTCTAAAATATAAGGGTACTAAACAAACTTATGATGAGTTGCCACAAACTGGTAACAAAATTGGAGATGTGTGGACTGTAGTTAATTCGAATAATACTTATCCAGATAGTTCAGAATTTGTTTGAAATGGCACAGTATGGGAATATCTAGGTAGTATATTTCAACTTACTAAAGAATCTGTTGAGGCGGTTTTAACTGGTAATATTACAAGTCATACTCATAGCTATCTACCACTAACTGGTGGTGATGTGACTGGCGCAGTAACTGTAGCAGAAGGTGTTGAAACGTCTGTATTACATGTTACAGAAGGAGGTGCTATTTTCTTTACAGATGAAAATAGCAATATGTCAGTACTTCAAGTTTTAGCAAGTAATCCAGAAAATAAAAAACTAATATATACCCCAACTTCTGGAGGTCAATCAGGCGTTATTCTCCATTCACTAAATTTTGTTGCAGGTACAGACTATGTTACTCCTTCTGAGTTAACTACATCGTTAGGTAATTATCTACCATTAACTGGAGGCAGATTATCAGGTGAACTAACATCAAGTTCTTCTATTAAAGGCACTGGTTATTTAGGTGTAGCTGCTACTGCCTTCCCACAAATACAATTTCAAAATACTGGTAGTGCTAATTATACTAGTTTACTATTTACAAATATATTATCTGGTAATACAAAATCGTTAATCTTTAGACCTGATAGTACTGAAAGCTCTATGGATGCCGTCATTTATCATTCTCAAAACTTCGTGTCTGGAGTAAATTATGTGGCGCCAAGTACATTAGATAATTATGTAGATTTAACATCTACTCAAATAATATCTGGATATAAAGTGTTCTCTGGAGTTCCAATGTTTGGGCAAAAGAGTTCTACTACTTTTAATACTACAGGTATTATATCAGATAGTAATGATCCATCTATTTTATGTTTTAGATTAGGTAGTGGAGATGGAAACAGTATTTGGAGGTTACAACAAGAAGCAAATGAAACTATCTTATTAGGTATACAAGGAAGAAAGGCAATGAAGATTACTTCTAATGCATCTAATATTAATATCACTGCTGATAACTTTATTGGTCACCTAACAGGAAATGCAGATTCCGCCACAATGGCAACTTCTCTTGATCCTACTAAAACTTATACTGCTGTTAACTTTAGTACTTCTGATATTAGATTAAAAACTAATATTACAAGTATTCCTGCAGAAACTATTACTAGAGCTTTGCAAGCTATTAGTTTAAACAAATCATTTAATTATAAAGTTAGTGGAGTTAGGGGATATAGTCCTATTGCTCAGGAATTAGAAGAACTAATGCCAGAATTAGTATATACAAATGAGGATGATATAAAAGGGGTAAATAATATTGCATTATTGCATTTACAGATTCAAGGTTTATTAAAAAAGGTAGAGAAATTAGAAACCTTGGTTCACATTAAATAACTATCAAAAAAAAACTAATAACATGGCAAATTTGAATGTGATAGTTAATAATATGTTGCCAACAACAGCTTCTAGTTATGCGTATTTTACCACTGGTATTAGTAATTTAAAACCAAATACTACTTATACCGTATACTTGTGTGCAAAATGTTCTCAAGCTTTAAGAGATGCGAATAGATATTTTGTACATTATGTGTATGGATCTAAGACTACAGGAGAGTGAGAGTGACAACATCCTACATATTGTTATAGTACTGAGCCAACTGTTGTAAGGTCTACATTTACTACATCAAGTAACACTAGTGCTATAAATGGTGTAGGATGTTATAACTTTCCTGCATTATCTTCAGCTCCAGAGGAACAAAATTCTACTTGTTATTGATATAAAGTTATAGAGGGAGACGTTGATGCTAGTGACTGGAGATTTGGCTTATCTACTGTAGAGTATTATTATACAGCACCTGGCGATAATGCCAAATATACTACAACTCCTCTAAATACTAATTTTATCAATTGAGATTTCTGATATAGTGATAATACAAACAGGACCTCTATGAGTACTGCAGAATTTGGTTATCCTGTATTTATTATAAGTCATCCTGTTGGTGTTTATGGGGGAATATATGCTCAAGGGAGCCAATTTGTTAACAAAAATATTACTGTATCATTAGACTGTTATTGTAACATTCCTTTCCAATGAGGTCGTTTTGCTGAAACTGGTGCTGTTGTAACTAAAGAGGATCTGGTATATAGTGAGACGGATGTAGGTACCTGGAAGAGAGTATATTATTCTGGATATAATCAAGGAAATATAATATTTTTTCCAACTGGGCATGCAAGCGTTCCAGTAAATATCTTTTTTAAAAATATTAAAATAGTTGTAGATAAGCTCTATCTCGACACACCTGGATATACTATAAATCCAATAGATTATAGTTATAGCGAATTAGTAAATGAACCTACTGCTCAGCAACTTACTCAAATAAGACCTCCTGAAGATTGTACTGATTTCTTAATAGCTCAAAATCATATAAGACATCTAAGATTCTTTAATGGGAATAATGTATTAGCTAGTTCTTTTGGATATGTTGGTACTAGTTTACCAAGTGGTTGAGTTGATAATGGAGGTTCTATCAGTCGAACAACAGATACAAAACAAACCTATATGGGTTTTCCTAGTATTGAAACTACATTAGGTAAAGGAATAATATATAGTGGCTGAATACCTGTTACTCCAGGTAAGATATATACTACTATGTGTTTAATGTATACTGAGACTGAAGTTAATCCAACTAAAGCAGATAATAAACCAATACACGCATGAGGAAGTTTAGATCAAATTAGCTGAAATGCGAATCTTATAAATTATTTAGAAAGTGATCAATATTGACCAGGTGGTCAGTGAAAATGAGGGTATACAACATTCACTCCAGCGGATAGATGTCAATATTATAAACCTATTATATATTATAATGATAATACAGGTTCTAATGCTGTAACCGCATATATTCAAGCAATACTTATAGTTCCAGGTCCAGTAACAGCACATAAAGATTTAGCCGCATGAATAGGCTATAGATATCCTATAGCAACTCTTTCTAATCATTCTAGTGGTACGCAATTACGTTATTTATATAGCGATGGTGCTCTAGATCCTTGGATCACAATTGATAGTGGTGGAGCTACTGGTAATTCATTACTAACAACTAGTTATAGTAATTGAGAATATAATGATATCACTCGATCAAGATCAATTATGGCTTTCTTTGATGATGGAGGATTAGATATTGATTCTCAAGAAGAATTAGCTGAGACTGAAATTGAATATGGAGACTGAAAGTATGAAGGTGGTAATATTAGTCGTACTAGAGAGGTAACTATTAAATATACTTATCCTGATGAAATAAAAGTTGAACACACTTCAGAAACAGAATATGGTGAAATTCAATATGGAGACTGAAAGTATGATAATATAAACAGAACGAGGTCTATCAGTTATATATATTATGATATTACTAAATCTGGAGGTTGATCAACAGAGACTGCTGACTTGAAAGAGTTAGTAGCTTCAACAACATATGTTGACAAGCATCGGACAAACTTAGTTAAAAATGGTCCTACTTGAATAGATTCAAACGGTGACAGAAAAACAGTTATTATAACTGGAAATTATATTTTTTATGATGATACTCATGTAAATAGAGATTTGACTAATGTTTGTGAATATATATATATAACAAAAGATACGATAAAAGCGGTCTGCCAGACAACTGAAATCCAGTTTAATATATCTGACTTAAGTAAATAATTATGGCTATAGATTTGAAATCTACATATGGACTTAATGGTAGTGGAGTAGGATGTGTGGTTTACACGCCTACTCTTACTATACCTGATACATATGCAACACATGAGTTTGATAATAGAGGATTAGCTCAAGATCTCATTGTGGGTAAACATTATAAAGTGACAATAGATAATTTTCAGTATATTAAAGGAGATCAGAAGGGATTTACTATTAGAGAATATAATTACGATACTGGTTATATTGGAGATGCTTGAAATATTACAAGTGAACCTGGACCCGTAATATTAGATATTCCAAGTATAAACGCTCCTGATTTATTAATATATAATGGGATTATGGGAGATACTAAAGGTAATGCTATGTCCTTTACTAATATAAGAGTTTTTGTAGTAGAGGATATTGGAGGAAACCTATTACCAAATTCTGGAGGAGTTAATTATTCCAACTATTTAAGATCAAATGATAATGTTGTTGTTAAATGTCAGTTATCTGGAAATACTTCTTATCCTGAATTAAAGGTTACACATTCAGGTTCTGGTGTTTGAGGAATATATTATAATGTTTCTAATTCAATAGGTTATTATGATAACCGATTAGTAAAAGCAGGATCAATTTATAATGTATCTTTTCAAATTTGGACTGATTCAGCAATTACTGCAATCAGTAGACCTTTTTTAGAGTTATCTCCTACAGATTACGGATCTGACTTAACTGTAACGCCTCAAGTTTGAAAGAATTGTTGGTATGTAGCTAAACCAAGTTCATCTGGAAACATGTGTTTTTATGTAAATTCTAATACTAACTCTACATTTTATATTAGAAACATAAGAGTTACAGAATGTACAGAGAATGATACTTATTATATGGCGTGAATCCCAAGTTATGATTCTCATGAACTAAATACTAAATTACCTGATGTATATGAAACTTCTTCTTTATTAGATATACATAATCGACCAAGAGATACTTATCATTTTCAACCTAACTGTAGATTGTCATCTACATTGACTAAGATAGGATGACCTTTAGGCGGTAATATGGAATCTGGCATACAAGTATTAGAAAACTCGGCATCTACAGAAAATTATAGATACTCTAGTTATTTTACTATGCCCGCTAGTACTAATTATCAAGTATCTTTTTGGGCTAAATGTTCTGGTAATTTAAAAAGTGCAGATGTTTTTGTACTTCCAGATAACTATCAAGGAGAAGGTTTAAATACTGTTACTTTTCCTGTTAATGCTAGATGACAGTTCTTTAGGTATATTTTCACTTCTCCTAGTACATGGGTAAGTTCTGTTAGAATAAGATTTGATAATAATGGTAGTACTAATAATAGTAAAGCTTCTCTTTGGTTTAAAGGAGTTAATATAACTACAGACTCTGATACTTCTAATAGTTTAAAAGACTGAGAAGGTTATAAATATCAGGTAGCAACATATATAGACACTAGTACAGGTGAATGGGTATATGATGGAACAACCAGAACTCGAGAAGTTTATGATAGAGCAAATATATTATGAAGTGATTCTAGTTCATCTGGTTGAATTGATTTTGGTACAACAACAGAAACTGAAACTGCAGTACTCTCAAGTTTATCACTAATTAGTAGTTCTTCTAATATGCCAACAAGTGGTACAGGTGCTAACAGTGGAGCATGAGTGAGAGCAAATGGTGGTGTTTGTACAGTTAAAGTCATGGCAAATTATGAATTTAATGATGGAGAAACTGTTGCAGTAGATGTAACAGATGATTGTACATACTCTTATACATCTAATGGAACTGGAACTTGAGATAGTACTAATCATACAATGACGATTCCAAGTGCTGGTACTACTATTACAAATAATACATATACAAATATAGTTTATGTTACTTATGGGGATATAACAAGAGAAGATTTAAATTTTGGCAGGCAAGCTAATGCAGTTACTTCTGTTAGTACGCCAACAGGCGGAACTTTAACTGCTGCTGCAATTCCAGCATCTGGTGGAACAATTAACTCAGGTACAGTTGGTGGAACTGTATCTCAAACTAGAACATTTACGTCAGGAGCTACAGATGTGTATACTGTTAGTACGCCAACAGGCGGAACTTTTAACTCTGTAACAGCATCTAGTTTAGGCACAACAATTAAAAATTCTACTGTAGTAGGTACATTGACTTATACTTATACTCTTAATGGAAAAACTGGTACTATTGGTATAACTATAGCTCAACAAGGTAATTTTGTAACTAATTTAGCTATTACTGGTGGAACCTTATCTTATGCTAACGTTGCTGCCAGTGGTGGAAATGGTTATCCTGTTGTTAGCACTCAAACGATAACTTATACTTTTACTAGTGGTAGTACTTCTACGACAGCTCCTTCTGCAACATATGGTTCATATTCATTCTCAGTAAAATATTCTTTAGGATCAGTTCAGAATGGATTTACATCAATAACAGATGGAGGAGTAATAACCGCAACTTCATATGGTACTACAGTAGGAAATGCCAGATCATCAGGGACTATAACCAGGACTGGGACAGGTACATGAACCCCAACATCAGCATATAACAGTCAAGGAACTAAGACTGCAACTACTGTTCTAAAAGCAACTTGTACACAAAGTGGGAATTATGTGACTGGGTTATCATTATCAGGAGGTACATTTAGTTATGCTAACATCAGTGCAGGATCAACTAGTGCTAATCCGACATTAAACTCGCCAGTAGCTACTTTTACATTCACGAGTGGAAGTATATCAACGACTACTCCATCAACTACATATGGCACTTTAACTACTACACAAAGTTATAGTCTATCAGCCAGTCAGAACGGATTTACAGCAGTGAATAGTTCTAATGGCACTTTAACTGCTACTAGTTATGGTACAACTGTAGGATCAGCTAGGACTTCTGGAACTGTTACAAGAAAGATAACTTCAACTTGAACTCCAACAGCTTCATATAACAGTGCTGGTACAAAAACAGCAACTATATCAACAACAGCAACTTGTACACAAAATGCTAATACTACAACAAGTATCACTTATGGAACTCCAAGTATAACTTTCTCATATGGTACTATTGCTGCGAGTGGAGGTACAGTAAATCCGTCATTATCATACTCTCAGTCGAGGACTCAGAATTACACATCAGGCGCAACTAGTACATTAACTGCAGTAACTACAGGTGCTTCAGTAAGCTATGCTAAAGTGTCTGGGAATGGAACGGTGAATACTTCTACAGGTGCTGTAACTGCATCTTCAAGAGGTACTACAGTTGATACTGCTAACACCACTGCAGCTACAGTTAGAGTTACTGTTACTTTGAATAGTAAATCTGCTACTAAAGATGCTTCTGCAGCTCAGATTAGGAATCAAGCAACAAGTATCACTTATGGAACTCCTTCTGTTTCTGTAACTTGTAATGATGTGCCTGCTAGTGGTGGTTCTGTAACTAGTGGAACAGCAAATTACTCGCAGTCTAGAACACAGAATTACACATCGGGGTCTACTTCTACATTAGCCGCTTTAACTAGCGGAGGCACAGTAACATGAAGTGGAGGCGCCAGTAATATAGCTTCTTTAGGTACTACAATAAAGGCTAGAACCGCAGTTGGTAGTGCATTAAAAGCAACAGTAACATTAAATAGCAAATCTGGGACAGGACAAACTACAGTTTATCAACAAGCTAACGGATTTTCAGATGATAGTATGAAACTTCATTTTAGCAGTTGAACTGGAGCTAATACAATCTCAGTAGGGGCTGGTAGTACCACAATTGCTGTGTATTTAGAGGTTACTCGATTATATACATCTGGAACGTATCAATCTGGTCATAATGTAACGACAGGAGGGACTTTTACGGTATCAGGAACACTCTTCGAAGCTAGTGTTAGTGGTACTAATATTATTGTAGCTAGTAGGGGTACTAGTACGGGACCTGCCCTAACAGGCACTGTAACTGGTAAATATAGTCATCTGACTGCGACTGGGACTATAACTCAAGCTGAGAATAAACAAACTGTATCTGATAGTGGTGGAGTAACTACATATGGAAATGTTACTGCAGGTGCTATTTCTAATAAAACTATTCCTGCATCAGGAGGATCAGCAACAGCTACAGCTGGAAATGGATCTCAAACATGAAGCAAAACTGCTGTAATTAGAACTTATACATATACGTCTGGATCTACTTCACAAACAACAGTTACCGCTGCCACTAATGGCACAAACGCGGTAGCTCCTAATGTAAGTTCTAAAACAGGAACAGCTTCCTCAAAAGGTACGGTTGTGTCTAATCAAACTACAGTAGCGAGTCAACAAGTAATTTGATCAGCAAATGGTAAATCAGCTTCGGCGTGAATGTATGTTTATCAGGAAGCAAATGCAATTACTAGTACTAGTGGGAGTGTATCTCTAAGTTATACACCTTCAAGAATAGACTATACTGGTGGGTCTGCCTATCCAAACTTAAGTGTTACGGCTACTAGTAGATTTACTTCAGGTTCTTCTAAATCCAGAACGTTATCATCAAGTGAGTATTCTGCTACTTATGGTGGTGCGGCTAATTCGTATGGTACAATAACGGCTAGTAGAAATAGTGGACCTGAGAGATCATTTACAGCCACAGTTACAGTCACCTCAACTGCTACTGCATAACTAATAAAATTTTAATTATGAAAATACTACTATGAACTGTTTCTGGATCGAGTACTGTTACTCAAAATTCTGGTTATGATACAATAATGTTTACAAAACATCCAGAACCTGTTAAAATAACATATACTTCTATACAAACTTTACCCTCAACTAGAGGAAATAACTTATATTCTACTAATCAAGTATCTATATTATCCGTAACTCTATTATTAGGAATATTGGTTTTTAAAAAATGTTTAAAGTATAGTAAATTTTTTGGTTTTTAATTTTAAAATATAAATGAATAATTTTTTTATAAGCCAAAATCAATCAATGGCATTTTTAGAAATTACTCCCTCCTTGACTTTTATTGCTCAAGGAGAGAGTAAGATCTTATCACTTGATTGTAGGAGATTTCAAAGATGAACACTTAGTGGGTTACCTAGTGGATGATCAGCTTCTAGTACAAGTGGTAAAGGACCTACTCAAATAACTATAACTGCTCCTAATAATACTAGTTTGTCTTCGATTGTTAAGCAGATAACTATTACATCTGGATCTAAAATTCAAACTTGTAATTTAACACAAGCCGCTGGTTATTATACCTATGCTATTCCAGTAATTACAATTACTTATTCTGATATCTCAGCAGGTGGTGGTACTGTAATTCCAACTTATTCATTTACTCAAACTTATGGCTGGAATAATGTAAGTTCAGGAGTTGGGACGATTGTTGATGATGGTAATTGGACATTCACTAATGCAACAAACACTTCCACAGGTGCAGTAACTGCTAATTCATTAGGTACTACTGAGAAAGTAAGATCAAAAATAACTACTGTAAATGCTCAAGTTACTTCACATGGAGTAACGGCAGTAAAACCAGTTGATGTATTTCAAGAGGCTAATACTGCAGAATATGCAACACCTGTTGTTAGTGTGAGTTACGCTACTATACCAGCATCTGGAGGCACTGTTACTCCAAATAAGAGCTTTACTCAAGGTGTTACCTATACTTCTGGTGATTCAGATATTGTTAGTGATGGAGGAACCTGAAGCTATAGTGGTACAGGTGTAAACACTTCCACAGGTGCAGTAACTGCTAATTCATTAGGTACTACTGAGAAGACTTCATTAACTCTAATTACAAATGCAGCAGCATCTGTAAACAGTCATGGATTAGCTGGATCTAGTAGCACTAATGTATATCAAAATGTTAATAATGTGGCATCTAGAATTGTTACAATTAAGTGAACAAGTAACAATGCAGCATCAAGATTATTATCTCCAGCTGGAGAGTCTGATACTGTTAAATTCTTTGTTACAGAGACTTTTGATTCAGGCGTAACAGGTGCAGAATTTAATCCAACTTCTAATTGTACAATAAGTCTAAGTAATTCAACTGGATTTACTGTATCAGGATTAACAGTTAGTGTTCCTAATAGAGGTAAAACCGAAACTCCTGTTTATACAACTAATGTAACAGGTACATATAGAGGCACTCAAGCATCATCAACAATTGCGTTAATAGGAGGTGCAAATACTCCAAGTTATGGAACTCCAACAGGTAAAATATTAGGTGTTACAGATATCCCAGCAGGTGGCGGTACTGTATCTCAAGGCGCAGTTGTTGGAACAATTACTCAGCCAATTACCTGAGCTTCTGGTACTCCAGATTCAGTAACTAACCCAACTATTAGTGAGTCTAGTTATTCTGATCCTGTAACAGCTCCAAGTAAAGGCACAGTTCCTTCTGATAGAACAGTAATTGGAACTTTAACTTATTCTTATAAATGTAATGGCCAATGAGGTACTGCTTCTGCAACAGTTTATCAACAGGCTAATAGTATTAAAAATTATAGTTTAATTTATATGGTATTAACCTATAATAATGATACACCTTTTGCTGTTTCTGGAGAAACAAGATCTCCTAACTTAGACTACGAGTTTTATGAATATTATACAAGTGACGAATCAAAAATAATTACTACAGGTGCTCCGTTAACATACTCAGTAACTGGAACTGGATTTACTATTAATTCGACTACAGGAGTTTTAACTGCTTCTGCTAATACTGGAAGTACAACTAGAACTGCTACAGCTACAGTCAAGGCTGAGTTTAGTGCAAGTGATTATTGATACGCTAATTCTGAAGTGACTCAAGCAGCTAAAACTATTACAGCATATGAAAACGTAGCGATTAACATATATAGTTATAATGATATTCCATATACTGGAGGGTCTGTAAGTTATGTTAGTGATGTTACATATGATATTGTATATAATGACGGGTCAAGAGTTGAAGATAATCACGGACTTCCACCAGGATATCATACTGAGTTTAGTATGGTAGATTCTAATTTTAGTATTAATACTTCAACTGGTGTTGTGTCTGTAGGAGCGAATACTAGTTCATCATCTAGAAGTGCTACGGCATATATGTATGTTAAAAATGGCTCGCAGCATATTACATATGCTTCTACTATAGTTAGACAGAATGGTATCCCATCAAATCCGACAATTACATTAACTTGTTCGTATGATGCCCAAAATGGATCATTTACTGTTTTTGCTGACGCAGCTGTACGAGATAATATATCGTTAACTATGACATATTATGATGTAGATGGTCATGGAGCAGATGTATCAGGTTATAGTATGAATATAGGAGATACATCAATATCTGGACTTATGGGCGGACCAACTTACCCATATGGAGGAATATTCCAAGTTAATAATGATGATAGTGGAAGTGTGCAAGCTACAAATGCGACATATACTTGAACCCCCCCACAATAAGAATCAGTTAATAAATACAGAAAGTATAAGCTTATTAAACAATAATAAAATGAGTGTAAAACATTACGATTCAGAACAAAAAAAATGGGTTATCTTCCCTGGAACTGTAGGAGCTCCAGGGAAAGATGCCTATACAATTGCACAAGAAAATGGATATGGAGGTACAAAAGAAGATTATACTCAAGCTTTAGTTGATCTGCCAGTAGTACTTGATAAAATTAGAAATGCTGATACAGCACCTACTCAGAATAGTGAAAATCTAGTAATTTCTGGCGGTACTTGAAATGCTATCAATGAAGTAAATACTTCTTTAAACACTAAAATTACTGAAACTCAAAATGAACTAGATTCAAAGATTAATCAACACGTTTCCGACGTAGATTCAGATCTAGAAGCTTTAGAGACTAAATTACAGACTAACATTAATAATAATTATAATACATTATCGGCTAAAGATTCTGAGCTTGAGAGTAAACTAAATAGTCTAGTAGATCTTCATTTTGAAGTAGTATCTGAGTTACCATCTAGCGGAAAAACAAATATTATTTATTTAGTTCCTAAAGAATCAACAGGTGTTGAAACTAGAAATGTGTACGAAGAGTGAATTTATGTTTCTGTAGATGGAGAATTAAAATGAGAGTTATTAGGTTTAACAGATATTGATTTAACCCCTTATTTAAAAATCACAGATTATAATACTAGTAGCGCTCAAATGAAAACAGAACTTGAACAGCAAATTGCAAATCTTAGTTCAAGTCAAGGAGCGGATATAACTAAATTACAGACTGAACAGGCTAATATTATTAGTTCTGTAACTAATACTATTAAATCTCTCTCAGTAAAGAGAGAAGATCCAGATGGCCAGTCACAAACTATATTAAATAACAGCAGTTGACAGTGGGGTCAGATAATTCCTCAAATAAATATCCCAACATATTCACCTAATGAATTTTCATTAACTATTACTGCTAATAAAAATAATACTAGTTATAATGGTGTTAGTGCAGTTTCTTTGAATTTAGATAATATTTATTCTAAAAATTTAAAAACAGCTGATACTCCAGGTAAGCCTGGTATTTATGTAAATACAACAGCAGCGAATATTACTATTACTAATGCCGTTACAGATGAAGATCCAAATGCCATAGTAGTTACAAAGGGAGACTGTATTGTTACACTTCCAACAGGAAGCTGTGCTATTGATGAAATTGATCAAGTTATAGGAACAGCTTCTCAACAAAAAATATATTGTATTCAAAAGATTTCAACTAAAGTTTATATTAATTGTGCATTATATAATACAGTTAGTTAATGATGTTAGATATAATTAAGAACTTATTGTTGAAGATTATTGACGATATTGATCAAGGTAATTCTAACATGACTGCTGAAGAATGTCATGAAATAATTGATACTTTAAATCGAGTTACAAATAAAAATGAGAAATTTAGTAAGTATCAAGCCTGTAATTACTTGGGAATCAGTAGAGCTACATTTGATAATTATGTACGTGAAGGCAAGATTCCTAAAGGATTGAAACAACCAGGTTTTAAAGAATTGTTTTGGTTGAAACGTGATTTGGATGAAATTAAAGAAGAGTTACAAAAGAGATAGTAACAAAGTACTAAATATTAACGCTTAGAATCCTCTTAGAGTCAAGACTTTAAGAGGATTTTTTGTTTCTACTAGTAACGTTATGTTTCTGGGCATATGAGAGTTAATTTTGTGCTGTTGATCAACAAAAATTAATGTTTAATTATTTAGTATTTTTAAATATGGCAGAAGAAAAAACTTATGTGTTTGGAGACACTACTGGTAACAACGGATTATTATCATTACTTGGTCCTCTAATGCAACAGAGAGGAATCGATCCTAGTGTATTGTTAGCCATGCGTAATAACGAAGGTGGCTTTGGAGAAGGTGGTTGATTTATTTGGGTTATTTTCTTATTCTTCCTCATGGGTTGAGGCGGAAATGGTTTCGGTGGAAACCGTGGTTTAGCTAATGAAATTAATAACGATTACGGTAGAGATATGTTACTTCAAGCAATTAATGGTAATGGAAATGCTATTGGTCAGTTAGCTACTACACTTAACTGTGATGTAAATGCTATTCAGACTGCAATAAATGCTGTTCAAAGTCAGATTCAGTCAGTAGGTAACCAGGTTGGTATGAGTGGTCAGCAGATCATTAATGCTATTCAAGCTGGTAATTGTCAATTAGCTTCTCAGTTAGCTTCATGCTGCTGCGATGTTCGTGAGGCAATTACTAAACAGGGTTATGATAATCAATTAGCTACATTAAATCAGACAAATGTATTAGGTAGTAAAATTGACCAGCAAACAACTCTGATTAATGATAAGTTCTGTCAATTGGAAATGCGTGAAATGCAAAGTAAAATTGATGCACTTCGTGAGGACAAGTCAGCTTTGATTAACCAACTGAGTCAAGAACACCAGACTAATGCAATTCAGGCATACCAAGCACAGACAATTGCTCCAGTTAATGCTGCTTTAACAGCTTTACAAAGAGAAGTAGATAGTATTAAATGTAAACTTCCTGAATCAGTATCAGTACCATATTCGCCAGTTGTTGGAGTTCCTACCTGTGTTGCTGCACAGTATGGTCTAAATGCTCTAGGCTATGGCTTTTATGGAAATGGTAACTATTGGGGTTAATAAAATTTTATAATTATGGCAATATATCCTTTTCAGTTTGTTAATACACGTGGTATTCCTACAATTGAGTCTACTGGAGTGTCTGTAACTACAGATGCCGTAACATTTAGTTTTAAAAATGGCGCAGGGCGTAATACTCCATTTAGAGGGTTATTGCTTGTAAAAATTAATCAAGAAATCCCATCTGGTACTACAACAACGCTTCCTATTAGATTTACTTCAGAAATTGGAGGTACAAATAGTGTAACTACTTTTAATGGAGCAAATCTTACAGTAGCTGGATTACCTGGAACAGGAGTCTATCTATTTTATTATGACAGATTAACCGATGTTTTACAAGTAATGACATTATAATATGTTTCAATCACTTAGACCCAATAATATAGTATACATTTTACATAAGGATAAGGCAGTTTTGGAAACAGGCTCGGTAGTTAGTGTATCGATGCCTGTTCCAAAATACCCTGTTCAACCTATGTTTGGACAGCCCCAAGAGATGGTAGTAGATCTAGTAGTAAAGATAAACAATCAAGATATAACTTATCAAAAACTTCCTGCGACTTTAGATATTGCAGACTTTGGTAATAGTTCTGTAGTACTCTCTGATAGTCGAGAAGCTATGAATGCTGAAATTACTAGTCTAAAACAAAAGAGTATGACTATTCTCAATAGTTTAGATTTTCACAAAGATATGATTGCTAATTGTGATCGTATTTTATCAGAATTGAATCCTGAATTTGCGGAAAAACAGCAACAACAGATAGAGATTAACACTTTAAAAACTCAAGTAGGAGAGATGTCCAAAAATATTACTGAATTAATGGATCTAAATAAGAAACTGATGTTACAATTAAAAAAGGAATAAACATGAGAGTTTGGGAAATCAGAGAAGGTCAGGACAAAGGTCCTGATAGAATGGGTATGCGGCATAACCCAGAAGAAATTGAAAAAATAGAAAAAGAAGCCTACGAATGTGGGTTTGAAGATGGTTATGAAAAAGCTATGGAAGAAATGGAGTCCAGATCTAATTATAGATCAGGATATCGTTCTTCTTATAGAATGGGTCAACGTGGTGGAGGTCGATAAATGAAACGTAATAGGTTAGATATTAAGGATAAAATGCCAACAGGTATGGAAGAATATTTAGCCCTAAATGGTTGACATTTTAACAAAAAATTATGTATCTGAGCTATTAAAAACATGCGATCTGTAACTTTAGGAACACCAGACCATAAAGTGCCCATAACACCTAAAGAAGAAATACAACAGCTATTTGAACGTCATCATATTACTGTAGAAAACTGTGTCGGTTATGATGTAATGTTTGTATTTCATATGGCTAAATCGGATTATTGAAACTCATCTATTACAGACGAACGTCAACTTTTACAATATGTAAAAGATTATATTGATGATTGTGATGGATATGATGGATTACCTATGACCCGATTTTATGCAGATTGTATTGGTTCAGGAACTCCAATAATGTGAGAAGACATGATTTAATATGATTGTACAAAACTTTTACCTTGAGGATTGAGATTGGTATGTATTAGTATATTATGCTGTTACAACCTATTATGTGGATGAAATTTTAGAGGAACTAAAATTAATAAATTGTAGCGCATCAGAATTAAAGAAAGCAGAAAAAGTATTAAAAACAGGTGGCTACAATGTAGGATTAACATATTCTAGTTTTGAACATCGTTGTTCAATTGTAGTAATTGGACTTACCACCTCTGCAGATGAGTTTCAAAATACTTTTGATCATGAAAAAGGACATTTAGCAGCTCATATCAAAGATGCCTGTAATTTAGATGCGGAAGGAGAGGAATATCAATACTTAACGGGAGAAGTTGGACAAAAGATGTTTAAAATAGCTAAAAGATTTTTATGTGATGATTGTAGAAGTAAGTATTTACTTATTGCAAATAGATTATAATATTTAGATAATGCCGCAATAAAATGCGGCATTTTTTGTTTTTATATAAGTTTATGATTATCTTTGCATCAAAAGATTTTTTTAATTTAAATATGAACTAATATGAAACTAAATGTAGCAACGCGTTTAACGCTTTTAATGAGTTTACCTGAACAGGGTACAGTAACAGAAATGATTTCAAAAAGAAATGTAAGAAAAAAGATTGATTTTTCAAGTGATGAAGTTGAAGCTATTAAATTAACTACAGGAGAAGGTAAGGTTTCTTGGTCACCAAAAGCAAAACCAGTTGAAATTGAATTTTCAGCTTCTGAGTGTGCGTTTCTAAAATCTATTATTGATCGTCTAGATAAAGCTGGACAAATTACTGATAATTTATTAGACTTTGTAGAACAACTAAATGAAATCATTAATAATAAATCAACAAATTAAATATAAAATAGTTCTTCATGGGAACTTTATCTAATAGTACCAAGGTAGGTAGTAAAAAAGATACTTTAGTATTACAAACTTCGGGAAGAGTATATGTTAATGTTGGGAGTAGATATTATCCTTTAAGCTTTAATAATGATTCTGCAAATAATGAAGAAGAAAATGAGACTCTAACAACTTCTTCTCAAATCATTTTTCTAGATGATGATAATATATCATCATTAGATTATCCTGGAGATAATTATCTAATTATTACTGCTTCTGGTTCATTTTATAAGACAGAAGGTAACAATTATCTATTAATTCCTATTAATATAACTGACTCACTAGAGTTCAATAGTCCTATTACAATTACTACCGAATCATCTCAACCTCCATTTTATATAAATTCTAATGTATTAGTTAGTAACTTAAATGCTCAATATTTAAATGGTTACTCTTCAAGTGATTTTCCTTTAGTTAATTCTCAAGCTTCAATAAGTGGTAATTGAATATTTAATAATGTTACGATTTCTAAGATTACTAGTCCTAGTTTAACTAGTACTCTTGATCTAAATAATAGTAAACTTTCAATAAATTCTATAGTTGCAGAAAAAATTGTAACAGATGAATTAATTGTAAATAAAACCAATTCAAATTCAGATCCTACAGCCTCTAGTAATATTCAATTATTAAATTTACCTACATATATTTCTTATGGAGGCAATGTAATTAGTGCTAAAATATATGATAAATTTAATTCAGAAACAGAGACTTCAGAAGGTGAGATAATTAATCATAATGAAAATTCTGATGTTGGAGGATTTTCTATTATTGAATTAATTATTAATGCTTATGAAAATGGATTTTTGAATACGATAGTTAATGATCAATCTGTGGGGATTGAGTACTATGCAAATTTATTAACAACCTCTTCAAAAGGATCTGATTTAACTGAAGACGACTTTATTGAAACTAATGGTGTATCTCCATATCAAAGATATGATTTTACTCCTAAAGATAGAAGTATCTTTGCAACAGTGCCATACAATACTAAATATTTTTGTGATACTTATATTTATGATGGATGATTTAATATAGACACAATGAGTGATCCTTCTTATAGGGGAACTACTTATGAATGTGAATTAAATTCTTTCATAAAGGCTGGATTAAAACTTACTTCACAAAGTTCTAATGGTACTGTTAATTGTATGGTAGTTGGCTGTTCTAATTTAACAGCGAGACTTATATTAACAGGTATTGATTGCGATTTCTTATATGAAGAAGGTACTACAGATTATACCTCTTGTATTGAAGCAGCTGAACAGATAACAACATCTGCCCCTATAGAAGCTGGAATTGTATTAATTCCAAACGATATAGAGAATCAACCTTCTCTATCATTGAATGTAATTGGAGATATAACAGGAATCACTAATTCTGTTTATGGAAAATTATCTGGATATGGATTTTCATCAGAGGGTAATGTTTATTTAGTAAATAGTAAAATTGCGAATGCAGAAATTAAAGATTCAACATTAACAAGCATTGATATTTCCAATTCTGAGATTAGTAATTCAACATTAACTAATTGTACTCTGGTAGATACTAACATTGAAAACTTTAATTTTATAATACCAGGAGAATCTGAAGCTACTCCTAATTTAAAATTAGATCAAACTGGCTTTCTTTTTGGTCCTCGAAGAATGGTTACTGGCATTTATAGCACTCCATGATTACAATATACCGTAAATGATTCAACTAATTTTGTATATGTAGGTACAGATACCTATTATTTTGATTCTACAGGCAATGCTAGATTTGGGACAATTGAATTAAGTTCAGATGGCTCTATGACAATCGGTAAAGGCAATACGATAATTCATATTGATGCTAATGGGGTAGTAAGAATACCAAGTGCTTGTATTATTTAAAATAATATACAATTTTATTTAAAATATTTGGAAATAAAGAATTTATATATTATATTTGCGCAGGTCTACTGTAAGTAGATATTAATCAATTAATAAGGAAAAATAAGTGTATGGCAGTTGAATTAAATCACTTTGATTATTTACTGGATAATGATCCAGTTAATAATGATTCATCTCATCAAGATGATCAAAATATACAAGAACCTAGCTCAATAACAGAGCCAGATAATTCTAACCAGGAACCAACTGAACCTGATAATTCTGAACCTCCCACAGAGCCAGATAATCAGGAGTCAGAAGATGTCCTTACTTCGTTTCTAAAGTCCTATGGACTTGAGGATGGTCGAACCGTAACATTTGAGAATGAAGACGGTACAACCGAACAAGTAGAATTTTCTTCACTAAGTCAAGAAGAGCAATTAAATATCTTAAAAGAAATTACAGCTCCTGGGTTAACAGAAGATGAAATTAATACTATTAACTATTTACGTAGGAATAATGCTTCACTGCAAGATGTTGCAGAGTATTATAAAAAGAAAGGGGTAGAAGAGTATATTTCAGAAAATGGCCCTATAGAAAAACATTATTCTATTGATGATTATAGTGAAGATGAATTATATTTAGCTAATCTTAAAGAGAAATATCCTGATATGACAGATGATGATCTTCAATCAGAATTAGAGATTGCTAAATCGAATGATGAGCTTTTTAAGAAAAAAATCGATATCATTAAAAAACAATATAAGGAACAAGAAGATAAACAAGCTGAGGAAGCTAAATTAGAAAGTGAACGTCAATTTAATGACTTTAAAAACACAATTCACAGTAGCTTAGAAAAGTTTAATGAAATTTCTACAGATTATCGTGATAATGAAGCTCCTAGCTTAGAAATTGAAGATGCCGAGAAAGAGAGAATTTTCTCTTACATCTTGGATGTTGATGCTGATGGAATGTCGCAGTTCTTTAAAGATTTAAATAATCCAGATGTCCTAGTTGAGCTAGCTTGGCATCGTTTATTTGGAAAAGATGCAATTTCTGGTGTTACACAGTACTGAAAAGAACAATTAAAAGAACGGTCTAAGTCTAAAGAAAAAGAGACTACTAAATCAGACCAATCAGTTACTACTGTAATACCTAAAACTCCAGATAATAAACCTAATCAAGATAAAACAATTAGTTCTTATTATAAGAGCTTACTTTAATAAATATAATATAAATAAAAAATATGAGAATTTCTGGTTTTAGTACAGTACGTCCTCAAATGTCGTCTACTCGTACTTATGAGGATTTTTACAAGTTCTTGGGTGAAATTCGCTCCTTTAGTTAGTGATAGCTATCGAAAACCGTACTAAATCGAAGAACCCGTCCTAATTCTCAGCGGGAACATCGAGATAACTTAAATGTTAATAAGTTTAAGTATTGTAACGCATAGGCTTTGACCCTCTATTTATAGAGAATAAAATAGGCCCAAGAGAGTATGGCATCTCATTGAGATGAAGATATATGCTGAACTTACAGGATGGTAAACTGTAAGAATCTAGAGATAAAAAACTCTAGAGATAACATATTGGAAAAACCCGCTCGTTTAGGCATTGTTTCTTCATTATATGAAGAATATACTGCCACGTACCTTACTGAATCCCTTGGTAATATTTTTGCTCTTGATAAAGAGAAGAAAAATAGGTTCCAGAGTCAACCATCGTTTGTAGTTGAATGGAATATCAATGTTGGATTCATTAAAAGAATTCCTTTCTTAGTTGCTCCTGAAGGAGATGGTGCACAAGGTACAGATATTATTTTCCATTTCCCTGAAAATTATTACCAACGTAATGACGTGATGATTATCGAGCGCTCTCGTCAGCAGGTAATTTTCTTATCTCGTCCTATTCGTAGATCAGACAGAGACTGGGAAATTGTAGGTAAATTACAAGATTCAAATTATGATGCGGTTCTTGATCTAGACGCATGCCAACCTGGTATGAAAACTCGTTTCTTAACGAACTATCAACCTGAGTTACACGAAGAGGGTTGAATTTACGTAGCTCTCTTCCGCTGATTTACACTATTGTAATACAGTGTTAAATTAAAAAAATATTCTTAATTGCTGGGAACTCCAAAGATGGACAATCAGCAGCGAAGCTAGAGAGAATGTAAGCTCAAGGAGAAACACTCTAGAACGTTCAACGACTAGTCTGAATAGACGTAGGAGAAAAGTAACTCCGAAATGGAATAAATCTAAAATTAATACATATGAATTATATATATATAGTTTATCAAACACTTTGTACAGTTAATAATAAAATTTATATAGGTGTACATAAAACTTTAACTAAAGAATTTGATGGATATATAGGATGTGGGGTCTATATAAATAGACCAGCCTCTTATAAAAATGCAAATACTCCATTTAAGTATGCTGTAGCTAAATATGGTGTTAAGTCTTTCAAACGTACTACATTAAAAATTTTTACTTCTGAGGAAGAAGCTTATAGCTTTGAGGCTGAGATAGTAACAGAAGAGTTTGTACGTAGAGAAGACACATATAACTTAGCTCTTGGAGGTCGAGACACATCTTTAGGAAATAGTAAAGTTAAAGTTTATATGTATGATCTTGAAGGTAATTTTGAAAGAGAATTCAAAAGTTTACATGATGCTGCAAGATATCTTGATCCTAAAAGAGATCAGCCAGGACACTTACCTAGAGCTATTAAATTAGGTCATCAATATCTAGGACATCAATTTTCTTATGAAAAATTACCATATATGAAAAAATTAAAACACAGAAACATCACAATAGTAGAAAAACCTTATATAGGTAAATCTGTAGGACGTTTTGATGAAAACGGAAATCTGTTAGAAACTTATCCTACAATGACAGACTGTGTAAAAGCTGGATACCGTAATGCTAAGTTGGTTGCATTAGGTAAAAGAGAAAAGTGTAAAGGATATGTATTTAAATATTTAGATTAAGATATAGTCTGAACACTATAGTAATATAGTGATTAACAACAAAGTACGTAAAATATCAGAGTAACACCGAGACGCATCGTACATTTATTTCAACACATCGTGCTGATGTAGACTTTAGCGCTAAGTATAAAGCGATGGAAGATGTCTTCATTACTATTGGTGAAGGCAAAGAAAGCGATCCAGTTTACAAAATGAATCCTGCAGAAAAAGATTGTTTGGATTCTTATATGTTAGCTCGTGGTAATGCTCTATTGTGGGGCAAATCGAACATGGATGCTAATGGTAAACCAAAGATTTTTGATCCCGAAACAGGGATTCCGATTATTAGTGGGGACGGTAAACTTTATGCCGCTTAAGATAGTAATATCTTAATGAAAAGCTCTTGAATTCAGGGAAAGCTGAGATGTTAATCCTGAGCCAAGCTAATTAGTAATAATTAGAAGGTGCAACGACTACTAAAAGTAATCCTAAAAGGATGAAATTAGCACGAGCGGGAGCATTCCAATTTATTGGAATATGATATAGTCTGAACTTATAGGAATAAAGAACTATAAGAAGTTAAAGCTAAACTCTTTAACGGTAACACAATTGATAATCCCACAAGTAGAACGTTTTGCTGGTAAGTATGTATTCTCTAAATTAACAGCAAAAGTTCTAAATACTGCTATTTATGCAATGATTGCTAAAGCAGAAAAACCTACTGGTAACAAGTCAAATGAGTGTAGGCTTGGGTAATTCGAGAGAATTATACAAATAAACTATTCAAATTGCTGGAACTCTTTAGAGCCTTTAAAACTACAAAGTAATCTGTAAAGATAAACTTGAATGTTCTAAAAATCTAAAGGATTAGAGAATCAGCAGCGAAGGTCTCCTAAAGGGAGAAACGTTCAACGACTAAATGTTTAGTATCTTATGAAATTTATAGTATATAAAACTACAAATTTAATTAATAATAAAATTTATATTGGTGTACATCGCACGAATCCTGATATAAACGATGGTTATATAGGATGTGGTGTTAATTACAAAGATTTCAAAAAAAAGCGGTTGCGAGGATTTCCTGCTGCTGTTAGGAAATATGGATATAATAATTTTAAAAGAGAAACATTATTTATATATCCAGATACAGAAGAAGGAATGAAACAAGCTTATGAAAAAGAAGCTGAAATTGTTAATCTAGAATTTGTTAAATCATCTAAAACTTATAATCTTATAGTTGGAGGGAAATTTACAGTTTATGAAACTCTAAAAAAGGTAATTGCTCAGTATACAATTGACGGCAAGTTTTTAAGAACGTGATCTTCAATTACAGAAGCAGAAGAGAAATTAGGATTATCTTCTATATCTCAAGCATTAAATAATATTAGTAAATATGCAGGAGATTTTCAATGAAGATATTACAATGGAAATGAATCTGATATTGAAGCTGTAACAAAAAAAGAAAAAACAGTATATCAGTTTGATTTACAAGGTAATCTTGTTAAAGTTTGAAAAACAGCAGTAGACGCTTCTAAACAGTTTCAAAATTCTAACTCTTCCAGAGTACTTATTAATAAAGTTTGTAATAAACAAGGTAACTCAGCTTATGGCTATTATTGATCTTTTAAATGTAAATTTGAATATACTCCTCCAAAATTTACAGCGGTTGCAAAATATAATGATCATGGTGAATTTTTAGAAGTATATAATTCGATTAATGAAGCAGCAATAAGTAATAATATTAAGAATGCCGCTAATATTATTGCTGCCATAAAAGGTAGGCAAAAAAGGTGTGGAAATTTTAGGTGGCGTTACTTCTATGGAAACAAAGCCAATATAAAACCAATATAAATTAGTAAAATAAGATAAAGATATAGTCTGAACTTACATGAAAGTGTAAGAATAACAATAATTGTTACATTTATATGCAATACTCGTCTTTGGACGGAAATTCAGGATACACTGTCACAGTGGATCTTGTCGTGGAAAACTGTCGGGACATTCATGTTCTCACAGGCTGAAAACGATTATGTAAAGGTAGGTACTACTTTTAATAGTTATGAATTTGCGGGTAACACCGTAACATTTAAAGTAGATAGAGCATTAGATGTTGAATATCCAACTCAGAAATATGGTGTATTCCTTGATCTGACGGCAGACAGCACTAGTGGTACTCCTGCTATGGCATTATTCACATTTAAAGGTGGTGAATTTATGCATAACTGGCTGCAAGGCGTTGGTGGTCGCACTGGTTTAGAAAGTGGGCCTGTGGCTTCGCCTGTTGCTGGAACTAAATTAATTAACTGGGGCTTAAAAAAGCATTATAGCTACGCTGCATAGGTCCCCTCGTTAGTAATAACGATGAAAAATAATTCTTTTAATTGCTGGAAACTCTGACCGCATAAAGGCGAAGACAATCAGCAGCCAAGATTCGTATTAGATAAGCCAAATATGGTAATCACGAATAAGGTTCAACGACTAGCTCGAATGAGCGTACACGAAAGTGGAAAATAAAGAATAACTTAATAAATATGAAATACATAGTATATTGTACCGTATGTTTAGAAACGGGAAAAATTTACATCGGTGTACATAAAACAGAAAATCCTAATGTTTTTGATGGATATATTGGAAATGGAATAAAAATTGGATACTTATTAAAAAATCCTAAAACAGCTTTTCAATATGCAGTAAAAAAATATGGATATTCGAAATTTAAAAGAACTGTTTTATATATATTTGATACTGCGGAAGAAGCTTATCAAAAAGAAGCTGAAATTGTTACTTTAGAGTTTGTAAAAAGAGATGACAATTATAATATAATTACTGGTGGTTTAGAAGGACGAAGTAATTATAAAAATGTTTATCGATATAGACTTAATGGTGAATTTTGAGAAGAATATAATGGAATTAAGTTAGTTTCAGATAAACTAGGTTGTCATTATATAAGTATTACAAATGCTTGTAACAACAGGCGTAGTTTTAAAAACTCATATTGATCTTTTGAAAAAGTAGAGAAATTAAATCTTAATGAATATCGAATTAATAAATTTTCAAATATTTATCAATTTGATTTAAAAGGTAACTTTATAAAAGAGTGAGAATCTGTAAATGATATAAAAGAAAATTTAAATTTAACAGAATCAAATATTTATTCTGCATTGAATAAAAAATCAAGTGCAAACGGATTTTACTTTTTGAAAGATAAAACTCAAATTCAAAACATTTTAAAATCAAAAGAAGTTTATAATAACTTACCAAAGTTAAAATGTGGAGAGCCAAGGAAAATAGCACAATATACATTAAATAACAAATTAATAAAAATCTGAGATACTGTAGCAGAATGCTCTAAACAATATTCTAAATGTAGAGACGTAGCTAAAGGACTTAGAAAACAAACAAAAGGTTTCATATTTAAATATATAAGTTAAAGATATAGTCTGGACATTATAGTAATATAATGATTAACAACTTTCGATGCAGGTGTTGGAGTCTTCAACCCATATCGTAGCTACATTTTAATGAGTGAAGATTAATTAATAATCGATTAAATAGTTTTTAATATATCTCCTCTTAATTGTGAGAGGAGATATATTAAAATTTTTTAGATAGTATTTCTGAATATAGATTTAGAAATTTTAGAAAAAGTAAATAAGAAATAATATGTCAAATATAGTAACCTTAAGAAATGTATATGGTAAGGAAAAAGCTCCTTGCTATATTAATCCGTTGAAACAGAAAAATGGTATGAACTATCCTTTTGTTAAAAAAGTAAGAACAAATGCAGATGGTTCAACTGAAATGATTTTAAGTGAAGCAGATTTAAATAAAGTAGAAAGTCAATATTTTATTCCTGAAGATGAAAAAATTGAACTACACGATGGTGTATCTTTTGATTTAGATAACCCTAGAGATCGAAATATATGGGAATGTATTAAAGATTCATTTTTAATCGCTCCTGAAAGAAATTCTAGAGACTCAAAAGGAAATTTACTTATTGATGGAGGTCCTAAACGTTATGGACTTGCAGAATTTTATGTAGAACGTCCAGGAGTAGAATCTGCTAAACGAATTTCACGTATTAAACAGGTTACAAAAGCTTATATGTATATTGAAGGTGATACTGATCAAGGAAGATTAACAAAAGTTAAATTACTTGGTAAGTCAATGAGAAATGCGCCTTCTAGTGATATACAAGATTATTTATACCAAAGAGCTGATAAAAATCCTGAACTTATTATTGATTTGTATACTGGATCAGATACAGCTCTAAAATTATTGCTAATCGATGCAAAAGATAAAAAAGTAATTATTCATGAAAGTGGTGTATGGATGTATGCTGACACTAGCCTTGGAGTTACAGATGAATCTGTAATTCTTTATTTGAAGAATCCTCAGAATTTAAATATCTATGAGTCAATTCGAAATGAAACTTATCCAGACATGGCTGGAGTCGCTTTAAAAGATAAACCTATTATTAAGACCACTACAGCTAAATCAAAAGCTACCAAAGAATAATTATTCTTAAAATAGACAATATTTATACACGATATATAATATTAAACAAGTATGACTTTAAGACAGTGTTATGAATTTGCTTTAATTGAGTGTAATAAATTAAAAGCTCCAGCACTTTTGTTGGAGGATTACATATACTTGTTTAATAAAGCAATCCAACAAAAAATAAATGAGATTTACAATAGATATGATATAAATCAACAGAGTTCTGATGATTTAAGAGTATTGCAAACTACAGCCACAATAATACCTAAGCGTAAAGAGGACTCTATGTTAAATGATAACATTTGAGTTGTCGAATTACCTAAAGATTATTTACATTTACTAAATTGTGTTGCTGAATTTGAAGGTAATAATTCCAATTTTGATAGATGTGGTGGAATGAACAAAATAACAATTATTTCAAATTGTCAGAGAATGACAGCTGACATTCAAGGCGGAATAATTAATAATTACTATATGAAACCATCACATAAAAAACCTTATTATTATATAATTAATAATAACAATCCAAAAGATGATGTAACTAATCCTGAAATGGATAGTGAAATTGAGAATAAACAAGGTTTTTCAGAAAAGGAAAAATATAAACGAATATCAAATCAATCTACTGTAAAATTAGAAATACATATTGGAGATTCTAATTGAACTACAACTAAAGTTCAAGTTACTTATTTAAAGTCTCCAATGTATGTAACTATGACTCAAGAAGATCTGTTAGAAATAGATGATAATACACAGGTCTTAGAATTTCCAGATTATATTTGTTATGAAATTATTAACACTTATGTTAAATTGCTTTTGGAAAATGCAAGTGATCCTAGACTGCAGACAAACATTCCTGTTAATCAAACTATAGCAATTCCTGGAAATAATTAATATTAATAAATTAAATTTCGACAATTATGTTTGATTTTCAAAAAGAAGTTATAATTAATTCTAATGTACTGGAAGATGGTGTAACACCTCGTTTCCTTGCATTAACAGGTCAGGTTCAGAATGCTGATGGTACATTAGCTAATTCACTTGTTCCTAAAACTCCTATTTTCCGTGTTTTACGTTGTATGGATTATGTAAAGGACGGTCTAGTAAATGGAGTAGTTTGGAAAACTACTGGTCAAAGAGGTTCAGTTGCTAAAGCAATATTTAATGCTCCAAATCAAAAGGGTATTTACAGAGTTATTATTGGTCTTAGCCTTGATGAAAAGTATCTATCTGACTATGCTATGCCTTGGTATCGCTTTGCAAAACCTGTTTTAGCTGAGTTTACACTAACTGACTCAAACTTAAGTGAAGCTGCTAAAATTATGGCTAAGGCTATTAAACTTGCTATTCCTGAAAATTATGAATTTTTAAAGATTTCTGTATCTGGTAGTCAGGTTACTGTAACTTGTGTAGACACTTATCAGATGATTGTAGAAGCTAAGCTTCAAAGTGCTCCAGAAGCAGCATGCCCAGCAGACTTGTGTGATAACTATGAAGACTATGGTACGCAGCCTAATAAAGATGATGGTACTTTGGTTAAGAATGAAATGCAGACAGGTACTGGTACCTGGTTACAGGAAAATTTACGTTTCCCATCTTATGCTAATCTTCGCTACAAGGCTCTTAATTCTGAAGAATATCCTATTGCTTCAGCATTATACAATCAGTATTCGTTCCAATATTGTGTTCCCCGTCGGGGTCTGCATGGTCAGGGTACTGTTGGCCAAAAGTTAGTTTCTGTTACTACTCATACATTCTATGTATTACAGGAACTAGCCACTGATTTTGAAACTGCTATTAATACAGCTTTTGGTGATGTTATCACTCCTGTTAACACTCCTAAATATACGCTTAATATTTTAAGTGATCAGAACTTAAATCCGACTGCAATTACTAATGGTAATGCAATTCTTCAAGCTACTGTTGATGATAAAGTGTTAACTACGGATGCTACATCTTTTAACTGGAAACTGATTAATGCTCCTTCAAAATATCAAATTGAACGCCAATCTGACGGCAGTGGTAAGATTACTGTAAGTGGGGGTACTCCTGATGAAGGAGATTCGTTTGCTGTTGAAGTTACTTATAAAGGTTCATTTACTAGAAAACAGTTCTATGTAACCAGCACAGTAGGTTATGTGCAGTCTGTAACTGCCACTTGGGAAACTAATGATTTAAAAGTAGTTACTGCACTATCAAGTACTCAAAATAAGGTTACAAAATTGATGACATTTGGTTCGAATGTAACACTAGTTAAAGACAATGTTACAGATCCAGGCAAAGTAGCTTATGTAGATAAGTCTACATTATCTCTTACATTGCCAGATGCGGCAACAGTTACTTTTGCTCTAGCTGATTTAGGACTAGAATCCAAAGCTGCAGTAACTGTTACTATTGATGGAAAAACCAGTACAGCATCTGCTAGCTAGTTAATCATATAATATATTTCAAAAGGGTAGAGCGGGCGAGTTATCGCTCACTTTACCCTTTTCTTTTTAATAAACTATTATGACAATAGACGCTATAGCCAGTGCAATTTATAATGATGTGATGAGTGGATTGAGAGGAATTACTTCTAATCCAACTATGTCCATTGAACAACTAAAAGATGAAGTTGTAGCTGAACGTAATATAATTATGCGGGAATATTTGTTAAAGGGAATTATTAATCTTAATGAATTATTCTTAGCTATTAACTGTATTGAAGTAAAATGTGAGTCTATGTCAAAATGTAACTGTATTTTTGATGGAGTACAAATTGGTGAAACAGCTTTACATTTTGAAATTCCTCCTATTGTATATTTAAATGGTATTGATACAATTAAATTTATTGGGAGTATTGATAGAAAAATAAGATATAATGTATATACTGATGAGGCTTATCGATTTCATCAATACAAAAAACGGGGTGCTCAGGAACCATATGTATATATTGATACAGCTATAAATGGAAATGGCAATATGGATGGATATATTTTTAATGCTCCTTTTGTAAAATATATTTCAATTATTGCATTATTTTTAGATCCCAGAAGACTTTTAGAGTGAGACTGTTGTACTAATAATTTAGAATCTTATTTAGACTGTGGTATATTATCTGATGAGATTCAAAAGAGATTAACTGAAAAGAAGGTTCGGTTGTATAGACAATTATTAGCTCCAGCATTACCAAATACTCAAATATCATCATAACATAGTGAAAACTGTATATTATAGAACCAGAAAAGTATATACTGATATAGATCGAGAAGGATGAAAATATTATGATATATTATTACCATCAAACTTAAAAATAACTAATGATCTAATTCAAACTTATCATTCTGGAATACTATCAACAAAAGAAAAAAATGAAACTGTTATAGATATTTTATTTGAACAAGAAGAACAATATGAAATTACAAAATTTTAATTCAGTTTATTCATTAGCTAATACATTGTATGGAACAACTCTTAATCCTAATAATTTTGAAGATATTGTTCTTAATGGTTGGGAGTTAATAGGTAATAAACATACTCGATTATATCGTTATAAGACAAACACTGTTGATAGAAGGATTGAATTGCCTTGTAATATTGATATAATTGAATCTGTCCATATTCCATGAGAGGATGCTCAAATGACATCTAATATTAATATTTTTCCAAATGTAGCTAATGAATATTATGAACAATATTCTGAAGCATGAAAATGAGATACTGATCCTCTTTATCATAAAGGTAAATTACTAAATTATAAAGTAGAAGGAGATACTTTATTGTTTGATAGAAATTATGATAATGTGGTGATTGTTTATCATGGAATTATTGTAGACGATACAGGACTGCCTTTATTAAATGATAAAGAAGTTAAGGCTCTTGCAACCTATGCTGCGTATATAGACCTATATAAACAAAGTTTGGTTAGAAAAGATGGTAATATGATGCAGCTGGCTTCTATAGTAAAATTAGACTGATTGAAGTTATGTAGATCTGCAAGAATTCCTGATAACTTATCTCAGAATGAAATGGATGCTGTTTTAGATGTACGTACACGTTGAGATCGAAAATTATATAATAAAAGTTTTAAGCCAACTGCTTAATGGGTCTTATACATACTATTTCACATTCTTTTACAGCAAAAGATTTATTTGCAGCACTACCACAAAAACTTCTTAGAGGAATCTGAGTTAAAAAACGGTTTAAAGATCGTAAAGTATTAGCTGCCAAAATATTTGAAGATTGTTTTCATATGATCTTATTGGATATTATTAATAATAATGTTACCTTTGTATTGCCTCTTAAATTTGGTAATTATGGAGAGATTTCTATGAAATCTTTTTCTGAGGAAAAATTTAAAGAGGTTTATAAAAAAGGAAAATTCAATGATTTAGATTATGTATTAACTCAGTTTACTGGGAACCAACTTGCTTTCAGATATACTAAACCTGGATATGATGCTAGTGAAAAGTTAATTTATGTTGATTCAAGTTTAAAGTCTCTGATAACTAAAAATACATACGAAGGTAAGCAATATTATTAATATGATAATTAAGGATTTAGATGATTACTTAGACAATATTTGTCAAAAGTATCCAAAAGTTCCAAGACATGAGATCAAACGATTGCTAGAGTATGGATTTAATACTTTTTATACTTTAAATAAAAGAGGTGCAGATGTAGTGATTTATAACAGGTCATTTGCAGCATATTGTGGCAAGATGTTTTTAGATAGCTTTAAAAGACTTTATTATTATAACTTAAAGAAGAGAATTAAATTACGTCTTCTTTATAGATTTAATCAAGAAACTTATTCTGGATCATATTTTTTTGGACTTACTGATGCAGAATGAGAATTTTATCAAATGCAAATAAAAAATAAAAGGAGATCTAAACTTAAATTTCAAGATCTCCTTTTATATAAAATTAGGGAAGAGAGTTTTATTGATAAATCTAAAACTCACTTCTTTGAGGTTTACTATCCAATTGATGTTGGATGGAAATTTACTAAAAATGAAATATCAACAAGAAACTTTAGATATATCGGATATCGTGACGCTAAAGGAAAAATTGTTTTAATATAAATTTGTATGGATGCTAGACAACAAACAATTAATAGCTTTACTGGTGGTTTAAACATGGATCTACATCCATTAACAACTCCAAATAACATACTAACAGACTGTATAAACGGCACCATATTAACTTATAATGGTAATGAATACATTCTACAGAATGATATGGGAAATTATAAGTTAGCAACCGCTCAACTTGATTCTAACTATATACCTGTTGGAATAAAGGAATATGGTAATATAATATATATAGTTTCGTATAATCCAGTTGATAAAAAGTGTCAAATTGGATCTTATCCTTCTCCTCAAACTATTTTTAATAATGAAGGTGATCATAATTCATTAAATGATTATGATGGTATAGTAATTACTCCTAAGGTAGGTAGTTGAGAATATGAAGATTTGGAAACTATAAGTAAAGAAACTCCTAATTTATCTGTATTTTATACAGACTTGTCTAAAAAGGAAACCGTAAAATTATATTCTACTACTGAGAAATTTAAACTAGTCACTGGAGATAGATATTATATCTATGTAGAAAAAAATGCTTCAGGATACTTACAGAGTATTAATTTTTATGTTTTAAGTGAGGAAAAGGAATTATATGAAATTGATCAGTCATTAATTACTACACATACTGTAGACATCGAGGCATCAGAAACAGATAGCTATGATTATGTCAAATGAGAGATTCCAGGTTGAATATCTTATAAATCAAGAATTGCTCCAATTGATTCTTTTAATTTATATTTAGATGATGTAAATGTACCAAGATATTTTGTATCTAAATCTAACTCTGAGGAATCAGAAGAAAATACAGTTAATATAGATTTAACTGTACAAGCACAAATTGCTGTTTCTGATGAAATTTGAAATCAAGAACAGTATGGTGTAGAAGCTAATGACAGTGGTGTTCCAAAAAATTATGAAGGTTTATATGTTAGATTCCAATATAAAATTAGTGAGGAACAGGGTTGACAGCCTGCTTTTGGAGAAGACATTGAACTAAAAACGTCACAGATTGCTACATATAATAATGTAAATAATTATTATTTTAACTGGACAGCAGAAAATATAGAGGTAACTTCTTCACAGGTTATTAAAATTAGAGCAATTCCTTTTGTTAAATTTGGAGACAAAACTATTGTCGTATATGATAATCATAAAACAGAATTAGAGTTTACATTGGATGAATTGTTTAATATAAATAATATTAGATTTTTTGATGTCTTTAAATATACTGTTGATGATAATGGTGTTACCTTAAATTTTACTATACAAGCTCCAATTATAACAGATCAGTATGTTGTTTGGTGACGTTTATATAAATTAGGACCTGGAGGAAACGAGTCAGTCCAATGAGAGCCATACGAATATGAAATTGAAAATCCATCAGAAGATACAGACGTCAAGACCCCAATACTTGATACTGGAAATATTGATTTAGTAGGGCAATCAATTCTTGAGTTAAATAATATAAAAGCTGAAAGTGGGATCTATTTATTTGTTATTGAATTAAGAGAAAAAAAATTTAATAACGACACAAAGAAACACGAATTAGGAACCCTTGTTCGGGCTGTAGGAGCACCAATTATAGCTTCTAAAGCTATGAATGCGTTTTATTCTACTGAAAGTCAATTCCAATCTATAGAGAGAGATAAATGAGTTAAAGAGGCGATCGACCAACTAACTATATCACTTAATCCTTTCAATGTAAAAACAGACGGCAATCAAGAAGAAGATGCATTTACAACTAAAATATTAAGTAACTTATATAATAATGACATTGAAGATCATCACAGTTTAACAGACAGTCCTGATCATGAAGGTGATATTTCAAATTTTGTTTCTAAAAATATAACACCTGCAAAATCAAAATATATTGGCATTAGAGAATATCAAAAACTAAAGATTGAAGCTCCTGATCCTAAGATCTTATTTTTCTCTGAAGCTATTGGAGAGAATAATATGTGGTCTACTTGGAACCAATTAACCTTTAATTATAATAACTTATTTAAATATTATGTAACAGAAAATAATATAACTAAGCCTCAAGAGCGTCCTGAGTCTAGTAATTCATTTGATTATTATAGTATAATTGGATTATATACCTATGCAAATGCTCAACCTAAAACTATAAAAGGATTTAATAGAACTTATTTATATAATTTTATTCCTGTACCTTACAATAAGACGTTTTATCCAAAATTAACTGAAAATTCAGGTTGAGATGAAATAAATGAGAAATTGAAAATAATATTTAATAAATTCGACACTAAATATTTAAATGGAGATGATCCAAGAATTTCTAAATTACCAGTTATAGTTCTCAACCATTTTCCTGGAGATAGTAAAAAGTTTCGTCTTAGACCTAAAGTTAAAAACTTTGGCACTATAGGTGTGAATGATTCAGCGTCAAAAGATATGGGTAATATTACATATCCTGAGCAAAAAGATAACGATTGAGCTTTTGATGCATACGCTAATAATGAAGATACTGATGCTGCTGATTGGTCTAGACTACAGTCATATTTTGCAAATACTTTATTAAGTAATAAACTTTCAATTACTCCAGTTGTTTTTCAAGTACAATGGCCAACTAGTCAAAAACAAAGTAAAGGTGGTTATTTATTTGAAGGAGCTAGTTTTAAAGCACAACGCGGTTCATCTCTTTGAGGTGGGAATTTAATATGAGTTTCTACGTCTCCTACTTTAGGAATTCTTTGTACAAGTGACTCTAAAAATTCATTAGCAATTATTGCCTTTAAGAACTCTAAAGGAAATTTTACCGTGGGAATTGAACCTGAATGAAGCGTAGGTGTTAATACAAAATATGGAGTAAATATCTCTTGTGATGGCACTACAGATTTAATAGGATCTAAGTTTTTATTAACAGGTATTGGAAACTCTGCTAGTGACAGCAACTCTGATATTAATAAGGATAATGTTCGTTACGCATTATATATATTACAAATTATGGGATTACATTTATATGTAGCTAGTTTAACGCCAGAGCCTATTTCAACAGCTTGATATCAACCCATTACTTCTAATAACTCAATTAGTACGTCAACTAATGGAACTGTTACTCAACAAGCTACTCTCGATATTAATAAATGAGAGTACCTCAATAAAGACTGAATGAGTGAGAAGTTTGACGTCGCAATGAATGGCACTTTAGTTAATATTACAATTAATTCTGAAGGAGAAAAAGCAACAGTAGAAGAAGATTTAAATATAGAAATAGAATATAACTCAAATAATTTCACTCTAGAGGATCCTATGTCAAGTGTTCTTATTAAAGGAACTAAAGAAACTCTTTTATCACTTCCACAACCTAAATCTAAATCATTAGACGTAGATTACAGCATGTTAAGGAATGATTTTGAATTTGCAGCTAAAAATTATAACGATTCTTTAACAGAACAAGATAGTTTAATTGATGGTAAAATTTATTCTGATTTTAAGGAATTGGGATTTACAAAAGCTACGGAATATAGCAATAAATTTACAGGAATACTTGATAAACTAATCTATGACTCGTCAAATAATGTTATTAAATGATTAGATACAACAAATAGTACAATTAAAGTGCTAAATTCAAGTGATAGTGGATGTGTATCAAATGCAAATACCAATGCAACTCATGTTGCAGATTGAACAGCCTTAGATTTTAGTTATAAGGATAAAAATGAATTAATGAAAGTGTCTGAATCACTTATTAATAGTCTTAAATAGTTATGAGTAAAACAACTCTTTATGTAAAAAAATATTTTGAAGAAGGTGATTTAGCACATGAATATCAACCTTTTAGAAATAAAATTGTTGATGGACAGCTGCAGTACTTTGAGACAGATAAATTAGATTTTAATTTAAATAAACCTCTAAGTATTGAATGTCAACCATCATATGATGGTACTGTTAACTTGATAATCAATGATGATCTAAATCCACCTAGAATTATTAACTCAACTTATTCTGTTATTGAAGACAACAGATATAAACGAATTGTTAGAAACCAACTAATACAAACTAACTTATATAAAGAAGAAGATCTCGACCTAACCACAAGATTATTTAGAAATATTAAATCTATTCCTAAAATTAATTTACTTAATATAATTTCTCACGGTCAATTAAGTGTTGGGAATTATACGTTTTATTTTAAGTTAGCAGATAATGATTATAATCAAACTGACATAGTTGCGGAATCTGGAATTATTTCAATACCTAAAGGCACAATTACAGATTCTAAAACAATATCTGGAGGATTAGTTGATGAACGTACAGAAAAGTCAATATATTTAGAATTATCTAATCTTGATACTTCTTTTGCTAATATATTTGTATATTATCGAAGAGATACTTCTGATGTTAATGGCGTTCATACTAGTAAAACATATAAAATAGTTAAACCTTATAAAATTAAATCATCTCTCTTATCGATTAATATTGATGGATATGAATTAGTTGAGGAAATTAATGAGGAAGAACTAAATATTCAATATAATATATGTACTGGAGTAAAAACTCAAGCTCAAGTACAAAATATGTTATTTTTTGGAAATGTACAACAGACATTAGTAAATAATAAGGAACTACAAAATCTATCATACTTTGTACAGGTACAGTGCGTACAGGATTATAAATTAGGATATATTGATCCTGAAGACTATAGACTTAGAAATTTAGATAGTGTTTTATCAAATGAATACTATAATCCATTAAATATTTACTATTACTTAGGATACTGGCCTAAAGAAATCTATCGTTTTGGAATAGTATATATCTTTAATGATGATTCTTTAAGTCCTGTATATAACTTAAGAGGTTGTAAGTTTGAAAGTATTGAACAAAATAACTTTGAGTATATACCAGACAATAGATGGGTTAATGACGAAAGTTATATAGATAAAGAAGGAAATGAAAAGTCTGGTAAAAGGTCTGGTTCCTATTATACATTATACTCTTCTAGAGATAAAACAGAATTAAATTATATTCCTAAGGAAGAAACTTTTTTAGCTACAGAGGAATTACTAGCAAATGTAAAAGGAGTTTTCCAATTACCTAATGCTAATATTATCAATTTAGATAACCAGAACCAAAGTGCTATTGAACCTATTGGTTTAAAGTTTACAATAAACAATGAAATCCTATCTGTATTAAAAAATGAGCACAAAGTTAAAGGATTTTTCTTTGTAAGGCAGAAAAGAATTCCAACGACATTAGCCCAGGGATTTTCAATTGGTGTGGATATTAGTAGTTATATTCCTATGGTATATGATAATAACAAAAAGGAATATATTGCTGAATCTTTTATTAGTAAATCAGGAATACTTACAACGGGAGCTAATACTAGGATTTTAACTACTAATTCAAAACAAAGTTCTGGGTTATTGTGTTTAGATGCATCAGTTAATAAACAATTACAAAGTATTTTAGATAATTCAGAATTTGTTTTAACTAAATCATTTGAGACAACACTTAAATTATCTAGCAGACATTATTATGTTGATACAGTTACTTATGATCAAGCCTCTTCAGGTAATGTTATTAGTAAGTTAATTTTTATTCCTCCTGATACTCCATTAAAATATACAGAAGGAAATGGTTATTGTACAAGAGCTGGTACTCCTGAGGATGTAAAAGACTTTAAATTCTTTGCTGAAAAAGACTTCTTAGAAGATAATAACAAATTACTTAGGGGAATATATTGCCCATTTGTTGGAACTAATACAATATTAAAGGATAATAGTGTTTACAATATCAAGATTTCTGGATATAACGAAGCATATTTAAATAAGTATTTTGAGATTAGAGGTGATGACTACTCTCCGTTTATGGCAATTAGTCAGCGATATGAAATATATGATCGAGAGTTTGAGTCTGTAAGAAAAGAGGTCAATGGAAAATATAGTGAAGAAATGATTATTCCAACAGTTTATCGGGGTGATTGTTTCACAAACACAGTTACAATTAGAATTAATACTAATTTTATTGACCCAGAAGTTCCTGTTAACGAAATAATTGTACAGCCTACAACTTGAAAGGATAGCTATAAAGGATACGATAAAACTAGTGCGCAAGAATGGAAAGACATTAACAGAGCTGATGTAAATTCTGTGCCAATGGGTTATTGACTTACTTATAAATGTTTGTCTAATTATCACTTGGATTTTAGATCTGAAAATAGACAAAATGTAGAAGAAATGGCGCAAATGGGTAATCCAAGGAGTTTTTATCCTTTACAAGGTATTAGTACTGCTCCGTCAAATAAGGTTGAAGAAAGTTGGATTCTTAATGATGGGTATAACGTAACACTACCATTTAAAAAATACTTTACTGCTCCAGATGTTCCTTATACTAAGGAACTATTTGATACTCGCATTATGTTTAGTGATGTTCAACAAGATGATAGTTTTAAAAATGCATATAGAATCTTCCAAGGTTTAGATTATAAAGATGTTGAACGTCAATATGGAGCTATTGTTAAATTGTTGCCATTAGGTACTAATTTATTCTGTGTATTTGAACATGGTGTAGCAATTATTCCTATAAACGAAAAAGCACTTTTATCAACTACAACAGGTCAAGCTATCCATATGTATGGTGCAGGAGTATTGCAGAATCAAGTAACAGCTATTTCACCAGATTATGGTAGTATTTGACAAGAATCTATTGTTAGAACTCCTAATGCGATTTATGGAGTTGATACATATGCTAAGAAAATTTGGAAATATAACCAACGTGAGGGTTTTGTATTAATTTCTGATTTTGCAGTTCAAAGGTTTCTAAATGATAATATATCTTTGTCTGAATTAGATAAATATCCAACAATCGCCTACCGAAATGTAAAAACTCATTATAATAATTATAAAGGAGATGTTATGTTTACATTCTATAATAAGGATAAAATATGAAATCTTTGTTATAATGAACGTTTACAAAAATGAATAACTAAGTATTCATGAACTCCATTGTATTCTGAAAATATTAATAATATTTTTTACACAATGGATAGAGATAGAGCGGAGATTATGGGGATTGTTTATGAAAATCAAAATAGTGTGTATGGTATACATATACAAGACAGAGAAAAACCTGCATATTGGCCTAATGACATAACTAATATTAATAATCTGGAATTTTTACCTTGCGGTAATTTATGAGATTATACTCCAACTTTTGAAAGAATACTTACTTATGAAGGATTTAATCTATATGATTATTTCTTCTGTAGAATTCTATCAGTTTCTACTATACTATTAGATGAGTCTGGGAATAAGATACACTATAAATGAGATTCAGTACATGATGATGTAGGTGAGGGCAGTTCTTATACATCTTCTTTATTTAGTTCAGATTCTGAGAATCCTGTCGAAATTATGCGAATTGAGCCTCTATTAGACAGTACAGGAAAGAAAACTAATAAGAGTAAACTATCTTTGTTTAACACAGAATCATTTAGTTGAAATGATTATTACTATATAACGATTGACGTTGAGTTTATTCCTCAGATGATAGTTAAAGAATATGAGGTAGAATCTAATTGAAATAATACAGTAGTTGGGCAAGCGATGAGTGATACTCTTGCTTTAGTAAGAGATATTAATGATTTTAATCTAGATAAAGAAAACACTCCGATTCCTTCAACTGCAAATAAGGTAAGTTATGATAACCTTTTAAGAAACGGTTTTTATGTTCATGGAAGAGCTGGCATTTTTGATGAAATAAATTATTTTGATCAAAAAACAACAAATCAAATCACTCCAACAAAATGATATGACCAACAAGAACCATTTGAATTTGAATTTGTTGTCAACACACCACAAGGTATACAAAAAATATTTAATAATCTTGTTATTATTTCTAATAATGTGGAACCAGATTCTTTAGAAATTAGCTTAATTGGAGATGTTTATGACTTTAATAAAGAAGGAATTTTTAAGAAAAGTCAGGTTAAAATGACATATGGAGATAATGGCGAGCCTAATATAGATTTATATAATAGAAACTTATATACAGCAGAATTTGGCAGCTCAAAAAAATCAACAAAATTTCCAGATTTCAATCGTACAATCAATTTAGCTAATAAAGATATTATTCAGAAGTATGAGGTAAGTGTGGATTATGATCCTATATTATCTCAATATAAACTCTGTATTTCAGATAACTGTCTAAACATTAAGGATGTTGGTAGAAGATTAGGAAATATTGAGTATAAAGAAGATAAATGGAACTATACAATTTCTCCAATATATTTTAAAAATCGGTATGTAGTTAACTCAGATCAAGAAACTCCAATAATTAATGAATCAACAATTAATTCTACAAGAATTAGAGATAAATGGGTTAAAATAAAAATAAAATATACTGGAGATAAATTAGTAGTTATTAATGCTATACAAACTTTAATGACAATTAGTTATGCATAATAAAATAATAATACCCAAGCAATTCCTCCAAAAATTTCAAACTGGAGGAATTGCTTCTGGTTATTCACTATTGGGTCCTAAACTTAAAGATTATGAAATCGCCTTACCTCAACTTAATAATTCCTTCAGTTTAGGAAAAAAGGCACAAAGAGTGGCAAATAAACAAAATAGAAGAAATGGGCAAAGCGGAGCTTCAAAATTTTCACAAGAAAATGCACAAGCGTTGAATGCAATTGGAGCTGCAGGATCGCAGATAGCTTCTGCTACTAAAGGTTTTAATGAAACTCAAAGTGCTATTAATAGTGGAATTAATAGTGCAATATCAATGATACCAGGAGTTGGTCCCTTAGCATCCGCTGCGTTAGGTACATTCGATGCTATTGGGGGGGCATTAGGAGCTAAAATCGACACTTTAGATGCTAATGATGCTGCCCGTGCTGGATTATCAGGAGCTAATAAAGCTAATGAACTTCTAGGTGCTTTGCCTGGAGTAGGAACTGTATTAGGAGCATTTGCAGGAAAAACTATTCAATCGAATAAATCTGCTGAGATTGATAATTTAACAAGTGCTTACGGCAGTTCAACAGCAGATATAGAAGCTGCCCAAGGAATGGGAGGTAAAAGAATGCTGTTTGGGAAGGGTAAAGCTAATAGGTTTATTAATGAACAAAATAAGGTAAATAAACTATTAACAGACATTGGATTAGAAAATAAATTAGTTAAATCTAATACAATGGCTGAGAATTATACTTCTCAGAACCAAAATAGATATTCTGGAGCTACACCCCAATTACTTTTAGCTAAATCAGGAACTAAATTACCTGAATTAGAAAAAGCCAGATTACTGTTACAGTCTTGAGCGACAGATAAAACTTCTAATCCTCAAAAGTTTAAAGATGGAGGTAAAGTTAAGAATATTATTGTTGAGGGAGCGTTACACGCAAGAAAGCATGACCTTGAATCAAAGAATCCAGAGTTAGAAGGTAATATTACTAAAAAAGGAATTCCTGTTATTTCTAAGTCAAAAGGTGGAGAAATTACTCAACAGGCTGAAATAGAAACAGGAGAACTAGTATTAAATATAGACTTAACAAATCAGTTAGAAAGTCTTTATAAAGATGGATCTGAAGAAGCTATGTTAGAAGCTGGTAAATTATTAGCTAAAGAGCTCATAAAGAACACTAAGGATAAAACTAAAGAACTATTATAATGGAAAAAACAGATATTAAAATAGGGAACAAAGAGTATGAAGTTCTAGTAGCTGAAACAGAAGAAGAAAAAACTAAAGGTCTTCAAGATGTTGAAGAATTAGATGATGATGAGGGTATGTTATTTGTTTATGATGAACCTCAACAAGGTATTCTGAATGAAAGACACTACTATACCATTAGATATTATTTTTATTAATGACGATTTTGAAGTAATTTCTGTTCAAAAAGGAATTCCCTTGTCAGAGGATTTGATAGCTGAAGATAATGTTCTTTATGTATTAGAAGTATCTCAAAACTCAGGAATACAGATTGGGGATATTTTGGAGTTTGATGATTTAGATGAAGACATTGAAATAAATGAAATGTATATCATTGGACCTAACGGCAAAGAACAAGCAGTTTTATCAGGAGGTGAACGGATCTTTAGTCGCCTAAACACTAGGACTTTAGTAAATTTAGCTAAAAAAGCATATAAATCTAAGTTGGATACTGATTACAAAGCTTTAGGTAGAAAAGTGTTTTCTTATCTAGCTAAACAAGATCTGAATGAAACTCAGTATGTAGAGGCCCCAAAATAAAAAAGTCAGAGAATTATATTTCTCTGACTTAAAAAGATACTAACTATCTTTTTCAACCCTATATACTTATGTTTAATCTAGCATCTCCAAAGAGTATGAAATAGATTCTATTATTATTCTTGGGCTATGATACAAAAATAAGTATATAATAGGACTTTTACAAATATTCTACAGAAAACTTTGTCTCTCAGAAAATTATTAATAATTTGTTTGGATTTTATTATTTTATATAGTATCTTTGAACATTGATTATGTATATGTTAGATATTGATAAATAAAGACAGATATTAAAAGTAATATAATTAAATTAATTTAAAAATATGAAAATTAAGAAGTATCAGGCAGGAGGTCAAGCTCCAATGGGCACTCCTGCACCTGCACCTGAGGCTAACGCACAGGATCCTATTCAAATGTTAGCTGAAATGAGTATGCAAGCTTTACAAGCTCAAGATTGTCAAATGGCAATGCAAGTATGTGAAGGATTTGTTGCTTTAGTTCAGCAGGCAATGAATGCTCCTCAAGGCCCAATTGGTGAAGCACCTGAAGGTCAGCCTGTATTTAAAAAGGGCGGTAAAATGATTGGCCGTAAAAAATGTGCTAAGAAAGCTTGTGGTGGCTCAATGGTTAAGAAATAGTAAATGATGATCATTTAGAGAAAAAGAGAGATTGGGATGATCTAATCTCTCTTTTTTAGTATAAATTATAATGTAGTAAAATGGCACAAGTAATTAAAAAATTTCAAAGTGGAGGTACAGCTCCAACAAAAAAATATGGGACATTTACTATTGATGGTAATAAATATGAAGTTGACGATAATTTTTTAAATCAACTAACTTCATATGGTAAAACTCTTGATGATGAAGACACTGCGTATCAATTTAGTAAGATTACAGACGCACTTCGTTCTGGAGCTGACTTATCTTATGATTCTAATGCTAATAGATTAGACGGACCAGTGTCATTTGACGTCAAAAATAACCAACAAAGTAGACTTGAGCAACGTAGAACTAGAGCAGGCAGATTTTTAGGAAACCTTTGAGGTGGTAAGGAGTCTGCATCTAGGCATGCAATTAATGCTTTAAAAGGGTTTGAATATGTTGCTCCAGCATCTGAACCAGTACAACGAAATGAGTATAAATGGAATGATACTCTATATGGCGAATATAAACGTAATAAAGAAACAGGTGATTATGAATTAATTGACGGCAAGAAAGTTTATATTAATGGAGCTAATAATTTAAGAATTTCTAAGCGTTTAAATAATTTAAAAGATATCGCTAATTATAATAAAGAAGATAAATTTGTTGGATTTAATAATTTAGATCGACAGGTATATATTGATTTATATAACAAATTAGGTGATCAAGGAGTTAATGATCTGATTTCTAGAATTGAACAAGGTACTTGAACTGATGAAGATGCAGAAGCATTGGACGACATAGGAATTTATCTAAATGGTAATTCAAAATCTAAAGAAGCAATAGCTCCTAAAACTGAAGAAGAACAACGTGCTGCTAAAGCAAGTAGTTATGACAAGAAATATAATATAACTCCAGAAGTAAGGGATCGTTTTGGTATTGTCTATGGAAATAATGGAGAACTTTATACTGAAGGATTTGGATTACAAGGATATGGAGATACTTGAAGAAATGCTTATTTTGGAGATAATTTTGTACAACAGTATCCTGGTCTAAAACAATTTAAGGATTATATACTGTATAATGGAAGATTATATAGTAAAAATGAATGAGCTGACCCTAATTCTCAGATTCATAAAGAATTAAGTTCTCCAAATGTCAATATTTTTGAACGAATGAGAAATAATCTCTTTGATCCATCACAAAATGGAGGCTGGCAAGTTTTATGAACAAATGATCCATATACACGATATAACCGAAACACACAGTATAATCCATATTTTGACAAGAAGTATGCTAATGATAACAATGTTGTATATTCTTATGTAACTTCAGCCTATCAAGGACTGCCAAGTGGTGTTAATGTATTAGACGTAATTGATTCTAATACGCAAAGAAATGAATTTGGTGTTCCTATTTCAGGGGGTACACCTCTTGCTCTAGATGAGAAAGGCAATCCTGTAGACATTTCTTCATATATTAGAAGTGCTACAACCAATAGCGAATCTACAGGAAATGCGTTTCAAAGGTTATTAGGTAATGAAGCTGGTGCTTATAAAGGATGGATCTGGGAAGACATCTTGAATACTAGTGATCAACATGATGAAAATGGTCAACCTGTACAAAATTACTCTGGATGGAGTATTTTATACAATCCAAGGACTGGTCAAGAAGCATATTATGATGATGAGAAACAGAGAATTATAGACCCTTCTAAAAATAATGCTGGATCTTATATAACTTGATGAGAAAATGGAAAATCTGGAAATCAAGTAAGACTTTCTCAAATTTCTAACTGGGATGCAAATATACAGCGTGCCTTAAGAGACATTATTGATCGTTCACAATTATCAAGAAACCCATGATTTGATTTTAATGATCAAATACAAGGTAAGAGATTTACTCCAGTAAGCTTTAATAGAGCTAAGTTAAATATCCCAATGAAGCAAACAGGAGGTTTGATTAATTGGAAATCTGAGGATCAATATAAAGACTCAAAAGCAATTAAGGTAAGAGACACTAAAAAAGCTGCAACTACTTCTCAAATTAAAGCTGGTGATTTAACAGATGCTGATAAATGGCAACTAGGAGCATTAGCTGGAGATTTAGGAGCTTTAGTTGCATCTATTCCTACTGGTGGTAATCCAGTTGCAGCAGGTTTAGGTGTTGGATCTACAGTTGCACAATTTACTGCAGATGTTAAACGAGATGGTCTTGATGCGGGAGATATAGGAAATGCGTTACTAGGTTTGGGACTAGATGCGGTAACTTTTATACCAGGCGTAGGAATTGCAGGAAAAGCTGCGAAAACAGCTAAAATTATTAGAAAAATGAAACCTATGCTTTCAGCAGGATTCTCTGCTCTAGGTTTAAGTGCTGCTTATGACTCTCTTAATAAAAATTCGGAGTGAACTTTAGACGACTATAGAAATATTTTATTTGGAGTTCAGGGTTTACTAGGGAGTAAAAGAGCGTTAGATAGAGCTATTGGATATAAAAAGACAGGTTTACCTGTTAACTCAAATGAAAAAGTATCTCCTAAGAAGCTTCAAGATTTACAAAAACAAACTGCAGACAAACTAGTTAAAGATAATCCTGATAGATTCAAAGGAAAAGACTGAGTAAAGAATGGGAAGATTGCTGATTATACAAAAGCATTAGCAGATGATGAAATTAAATCAGCATTGCCAAAAAATAAGTTCTATAATGAAAGTCTATCTAAACTTCAATCAAAATATCAAAATGCAAAAAATAAGTCATCTAATTGACTAACAGGAGAATCAAAAGAATTGAGGTTTAGAACTAAAGAGGAATTACCTTGGTTCTTGCAGAATGCTTTTGGCGAAAGACTACTTCATAGAGCTCAGTTTAGGGAATTTGGTAATGTTGCTCATAGACTTAATAATAGAAATCACTTCCTCCAAGAATATAATCCTTTAACTATGAATCAAAGAGCAGTAACTCCAATTTGAAGACGGATGGGAAATTTAAACCCTGGAGAAGAAGCTTATTATAATCCTTTTATTTTCAAACGGAGACCAACATCTACTGAAGGTAATAGGTCTTTAAATTTGCCTGTATTAGCAAGTCATTATAATTATAGATTTTATAAAAGAGGTGGGAAGATTGTTAAAGCACAATTGGGTGATGTAATTACAATGAATCCTGTGGAAGTAACAGCTAAATCAGTAACTACTCCAAAGTCGCTGATCAATAATTATTCAGTAAGAATGGGAGAAATATTAAACAATGCTGTTAATAATCTTAATACAGGTTATACTCCATCTACTCAACTTGCAAGTAATAATACTCAATCATCTAAATCAACATCTCGTAGTGCTTATGGTAATAGTGTAAATAAGCCTATAAATGTTAATCCTGATATGTTGTTAGGAGCTGCCGATTTTTTTGCTTCAGCAAGAGCAATTAATAAAACTGCTAATATTGAAAAAGACGCAATTCGTAAGGCTACTCAATTATCACAACAACAAAAGCCTACAGAGTTTTATTCGACCTTTAATGACAATGGGTTATTCAGAAGTTACGATGATAGAATAAAAAATATTCGTCAATATAAAACTGTAACTAATGATCCTAATCAAGTAATGGCGGAAAGACTTATGAGGGATCAACAAGCCGATCAACTAATTGGAGAAAGAGATACTAAGTTTTCTCAATTAATTGGAGAGTATAATGATAAGCTTTTAGGACAAAAACAAACTTATGCTAATATTAGAAATCAGATAGAAAATGAGAATCGAATTAGATTAGCAGAAGGTTTACGTCAGGAGTCTATGGTTGATGCAAGAAAAACAATGCAAAATGCTCAAAACCTTAAAAGCTTAATTTACCAATTGAGAACTGATCTTGGTAAAGATCAATCTGCTAAAGCTGCTGCAGAGGGTCAATTAAGACAGATGCGCGCAAACGCAGAATTTCAAACAGCTTTAGAGAAATACAGACCTGAATATAATAATTATATTAATTCTTTAGATAAAGATGATGTATTAAGACAAACAACATTTGAATCTTGATTACGGAATAATAAACCTAAAGAATATATTAGTTTGCAAAATCAACACTATGCAGATTATATAGGTAATTTGCCAAATTTAGATCCTAAATTTTGATTTCATGGAAGAAATTGAGCAGACTTAGATACCTCTATGCCTCAATTTAGAACACCGCCTAAGGCTCCTGGAGTAGATTATACTACATATAGATTTAAGTCTGGTGGTAAAGTTAGTGGTCGTAACGTCAGACCAGTTAACGATCAACATTACTTAGATCAGAATAAGGATATTAATAAGGCAATTCGTGATTTAAATAATAATATTATTAGGTTATTTATTAAAATGATGTCCTAATGAAAATAAAAAAATATCAATCAGGAGGAATCTATTATACTCCTTATTTTAGAGACTCGGCAGGAGAATCATCTTCTCCTGCTGTTGTTTCTCAACCCACCTCTTCAACCAATAAGGAGGACCAATTAATACAAAAGGAGATAGTTAATGTGCTGAAAGAAAATGGTTTGCCAAATGATGTAGATTATTTCCTATCTATGGCAAATTCATTTTTAAATAAAGCTAAAAATTTTGGTAATTTATTTAGTACTGGGCAACCATCATCATATGATATGTCTGATTTAATTAGAATTCAATCATTAGCTAATCGAATTAGACATAATAATGAATTACATACAAATGCAGTAACTCAGGTCAAAAATGAAAAGGCTGGATCTGAGATTGCTTTGTCAAATGATGGGCAGATGTATGTAGTTACTGATGAGGGTTTGAAAACGGTTGCTGCTTCCACCTATTATAATAATCCTGAAAAATATCAAGTTTTAACTAATTCTCAGTTAATTCATTTAAGAGAAGAACAACCTGAACTAGCATATAATGGATCTATTTTAACAGATTTAACTAATGCTGTAGGTATGGAATCAATTATCAATTATGTTAAAAGTACTATTGGTGCATTTGGCACAGAACAGTCTCAAAATAAATTTGACAGATACACAACTAAGTATAAAAACAAAATTGAGCAAGGTTTTGAACAATTATTAGGTATTGGTCCTGACGGTTATTATAAAGTCTCTACAGATGAAAAGATATCTAATCAAGGTTACAATGACCAAGAAAGCTTACAATTAGCAGTAAATTATTTATATAAAACATTACCTCAAAACATGAGAAATGTTTTAAAAGCACAAGCGGCTGCTGAAGGATTAAATCCTAATAAAGCTGAGGATGTACAGCACTTGTTAACTACAGCAATTGTCAAACATACAGATCATTCTATAGCTTCTGATATTAGTCTTAACTATGATGCTACTGCTTCAAAGGCAGCTAGTGGTTCAGGAACAGGATCAGATAAACCCGTTGAAAAAACTTATTTAGAAATGGTGGCAACTGGTGCTGTATCTGACCCAAGATTTGCTACTATTTCGTCATCTCAACAAAAGGGAGGTATTGAAGTAATAACTCAAGATTATCCAATGTTAGATAAGACTGGTAAGAAAGTAGCTCAAAATACATTAAAAACAATTCTAAATGAAGCTGAAGTTGGTAACTTAGTTGACCGTAATTCAATATTTATTGGCGATCAAAGAATTTCAGATATTGATTTAAACAGAATTGTGTGGGATGGTACAAGCAGTTTGAGTCGAATGTGATTACCTAAAGATAAAGTAGCAGAAAGTCAAGGCATATATAAGCCTGATCTAGACGCTTGGAGTCGTTATGAAAAGTTTAATGATTGAGTAGAATCTAACTATGGAGTTACTGCACAAAGTATTCAAGCAAAACAACAGGAACTTGACTTAGACCTAGTTTATGACGAAACAACTAATACTTGAATTTTTAAACCTGAGGATACTATGGTTTTCTTTGGATTATCTGGTTATGTAAGCGATAAAGCTGTAGACATTAATAATGACTCTCAGTGATTACAACATGTTGATGGACCAGATAATGGGCGGTTGTTTGACATATATTCAACTTATGTAAATTATGGAGGAGAGGTAGCAAAAAAATCAGACAAACGAACCGATAAGTTTAAAGGCGGCTGATTTGGTATTGGAGATAAAAGTTCTTTATATAAAGGTATGATTTTTATGCCAATGCATGACTCTAAATTAGCTACAGTTGCTACAAATCATGAATTAGCAAACAGTAGTGATTATAGAGATATTCTTAATCAAGCTAAATTAAAAAGACAACGTCAAAGTATAAAAACTAACTTTTAACATATGATTGATCAGAAGAAAAATGACTGGTTAGCAACCTTATTTTTTCAACCAGACAAAAGTGTACAAGATATAGTTAATTTGGGAATAACTCCTGATAATTCAAGTCTCCAAGATAGAGAATATTATAAAAATATTCCTGAAATTCAGGAAGCTTTTAAAAATGATCGTGGAGAATTTGATAATCAAAAATTTGATTCTTTTTATCAAAGTTCCTTAGATTTATACAATAAGGTAGATAAAGAGAAGCTGTCTAGTACAGCAATGAATACGTTTACATATGATCCTATGGACTATTTTGCTCCATTAGGAGGTGATGTTAGAGAAGTTTCTCCTAGACTTGTTCGATTTGCTAATCCAGAAAGAAGAAATCGAGGAATTGTTAATCTATATGAAACTTCTGGTCCATCTATGTCTATTCGTGAGGTTGCACAAACTAATAAAGTATTTAATACAGATACTGGTAAATTTGAATCTTGAACCCCAAATGACTGAGGTGGTTTATCAGCCATTACTAGACCCACTTTGGTTCTTGCACAGTGAGATGATGATGGAGAACATGTTGTAGGTAATAGAACTGTAACTCATAAAAAAGGAGATCTTAAGTTTAATGATTACGGTGATCCTTATTATGAAACATTAGGAAATAGAGACCTAACTGGAAAGGATATTCTACATATTGCAGATACCTTAACTATTGATGGTAGTGCTTGGAACAAATATGATTTTTTTGACTCTGATGGATTAGATAAAAGTGTGTCAGGAACTGTTGCAAAAACAGTTCTTAAAGTTGCCCCAATGTTAATTCCGTATGTTGGTCCTGTTTATGGAGCCTTAACTGCAGGAATCGAACTGGGAAAATTATTTCCAGTGCTCTTTAAGAGCATTGAAGGCATTGCTACAGGAGATTTATCAACATCTAAATCAGCACAAACTGCTACAGATTTACAAGCGTGATTTTCTAGATTTGATGGAAGTTTATCAGACTATGCTAGAAATAAGTTTTGATCCTTAGAAAGTTTAGGTAAACTAGTTGAGGATAGTTCTAAACAGCTGTTCCAACAGAGAGTTATTGGACAAATTCCAAAATGAATTGTTGGAAAGGATAATATAAGTGAGAATGCTGTTCGTTGAGGTAGAGCAATGTCCTTAGCATACATGGCAGGTACATCCTCTACTGAAGCTTATGAGTCCTTTAAACAAGCAGGTGCTTCGGATCGAACAGCTGGGCTTGGTATGTTATCTGTTATGGGAGCTATGTTTGGGCTCATGAATAACGATTATTTTAAGGACTTTTGGTTTAAAGATACATATCTAGATAAAGCTCAGATCAGAAATGTTGTTAAAGAAGCTGCAGATAAAGTAGTAACTGAAAATATAAATAAAGGTGTTATTTCACCTAAAACAGCAGCGAATTGAGTAATTAAAACTAAAAATAATATTCAAGCTAGATTAGCATCAATTAAACCTGGCACTTTATTACATGACAGTCTTAATGAGGGTATTGAAGAAACTATGGAAGAAGTTTCTTCAGATATTGTCAAGTCTTTTTATTCTGGTTTAAATGCATTAGGTATTACTGACCCAACAAAGAAGTATGATTTTGGAATGTCAGCTGAAGACATTTTATCACGTTATACTACGGCGTTTGCGGGAGGTACAATTGGTGGTGCCGTATTTCACTTACACAATAAGTGAGATGGTAGAATGAATGCTATTAATAACGACGCTATTCAACAACCTGATGATTCTTTACAAGAAATAATTTATTTATTAAGAAATAATAAGAAAGAAGACATTAAAAAAGAACTTGATAAATTATATAATAATGGTAAACTAGGAAGTACTAATTTATCTGGTAAAGTCTTCGAGATTGTTAAAGAGCCTGAAGGATTAAAACTACAATACCATCAAGCAGTTGAGGGTGAGTCTCAAAATGATGTAGTTTATAATCAGTTAAATAGTTATATTGACAGAATTGATGCTATTCTTAGTGAAGAGGGACTAGATCTTAGTGATGATCAGCTTCAAGAACTTACAAAACATTTAGGTGTTAATATTACACCAGAAATAGCTCAAACTATTAATCGTTCAGCTCGCGCTGAGGAATTAATATCCTCAGGAATTTATAGTAAAATCTTTTCAGATTGGAATAATCTTACAGAAGAAATCTTAAAGACTAAAGTTGAGTTAGAAGCAAAATTAACACCTGGAGAAACTGAAGCTAAAACACCTAAGGATCTTGATAATAAAATTGCTGCGGCTCAAAATGATGCTGATTATAAAAGACTAAAGGCTAAACTTGATAATCTCCGTAATGATCGCGAAAGGATTGTTTCTGGTCAGATGAATGATTATTATTTTGGTCAGGCCCGTTTTGCTGCAACTCCTGCTTTAGTAAATGCATTTGTTGATGATTTAGGGATTCATAATTATACTAAGGTTAGATATCAGAAGGATTATGATCAATTAACAGCTGATGAAAAAGCTGTAATTGATGAAAAGTATAGTGAGTATACTAAACAAGAAGAAAAAAATAAAGTGTACGCCGCCTTCGAATTATTTAATTCGTTAGATGAAAGTATTTCAAAGGAGTTACTTGAAATAGCTAATAAAACAACTAATCTTGAAAATGTCTATGTTCCAGGACAAACAGTTCAAACTTCTAGAATTCAAAGAATTGATGAATTAATAAATAATAAACAAAAGGAAATAGATGATGCTATTTCTACATTACCTGAAGGAGCTGAAATTACAGAAAACCAAGATGTTGTTAAGTTACAGGGGGAATTAAAAATACTTGAAGATTATAAGGATTTTGTTTCTAAATCTCAATTGTTTGCATTAGCTTCAGAAATATCTGAAAATAGTCCTTTACAAAGACCTAGTTCACAAGAAGAATTAACTGAACTTGTTCTTAATAATTATGCTAACTCTTATATTAATTACCTTCAGTATTTAAAAAACAATAATCTTTATACAGACTTAACAGATACTGACTTAATTGCAGTATTACAGAGTTGGATCGCTGTAAATGGAATTCATATTACACCAAATAAAAAGTGAGTTGATAAGTTTATTGAATATTCTGAGAACAAAGGATGAGGGTATTCACCAAATGATAGTAATGTTGTAGACCTGGCTAAAAGGTTAACTGAACTTGCTGATGCAATATCTAAAGGAAACTTATTAGATATTAAAACTCTTTATAAAAATTTAGTTCAAGGAGATGAGCTTAATAATATTATTGATTATATCAATGAGTTAGAAATGTCTAATGGGGAGACAACTAAAGAAATATTAGATAATCTTCTTCCCACAATTGGAAACATGTCGTTTATTGATTTTATTAATCAAGTTTCTGATTTAAAATCAGAGATTAAAACATCTCCAGCTTATGAACTACTACAAAAGTTTGCAATTTCTACTAATGGCAATAGTCGAAATCTAATTGAAATTCTTACTAGAGAATACAATGAGTTCTTAAATAGTAAAACTCTAGAAGATTATATTATAAATGATAAGGATTCTTTACTTAGATTAAAGGAAACTAGTAGATTAATTGACGTTTTAGAATCATTAATTAGTGCATCAATTGATGGTGGGTATAATTCCCAGGTAAATGTTTTTAGAAATAAATTAGCTAAAAATCCATTAGCTGAAATTGATACTGAAACAGCTATTAATATGCTTAATGATTTACAAGCTGTTCAGATTAGGGTTAATACACTAGTTACCGTTGCTGAAAATAATCAGGCTCAAAAACTTAGAGAGCAAAAAGATATTGCTATTAACATGCGGCAGCGATTTACAAGTTTATTCTTAGATAATGAGCACTCAACAATCAAGGATAAGTTTGCTTCTATTTTTGCAATTGATCTAGATCAAATGATTGCTGATTCTGAGTTTCCTACTGGAGAAGTTACTGAGGAAAATTATAAAGAATACGAAGAAGCTTCTATTAAATTGGAAACCTCTATTTGAAAATCAGTTAATGATTTAGGGTTAAGTGATGAGGAGATTGTTTCTAGAATTAATTCGTTATTTGCTTCCGATAAATTATTACTGTTACAACCTACTAAATTACTAAAAGACACAACCGTTATATCTGATTATGATCAGGCTGTATACTTATTAACAACCTTAGCATATCCTGCTCAAAATTTTTATAATGAATTAAAACAAGTTATATCAAGTGATGATTTTGATAAGGCTCCTATTTTTAGCCAGGAGTATGCGATTAGAGTAGCATATGCAAGTAATAAAAGAAGAAATCTCTTTAATATATTTGCTAATTCTTTAAATACTCTTGCTCAATCATCTGAAGATATCTATATAAGAAATAAGATTTCTTTACAAAACTTTATTTGTACATTTGGTGGTGCGGGAACAGGTAAAACTAGAGGAATTGCTTATGTAATTAAAAAAATGATGCCAGAAGCAGCTGTAGCTGTAGTTGCTCCTACTCAAAAACAAACAGAAAGATTAGCAGATGCAGTACAGCATGATGGATTAGCTTATACTAAGAATGAGCTTATAGAAAAAATTCTGGGGCGTCAACTTAGTGATAATGATTATATTTACAGTGATAAAGAGGATGTTGATAATTTAAAGCTCAAACGGCTTAAAATGAATCCTGCTAGTATGTTTGCCACTAATGAACAAAAAGTAATCTTTATTGATGAAGTTGGCCAATTCTCTAAAACTGAACTTGAGTTAATTAGTAGTTGAGCAAACAAAAACAATATCTCTATAATTGCATTAGGAGATTATAAACAGAACTCCGCTTATATAATGTATAAAAATAAGAGATATGACTTTGGTATTGAGGACACATTCTTTGTTAAAACTCCAGACTTAAGTGCTCCACTCAGACCTAATAATATTGCTAAATATGATAATTATAATACTTTAAATAGTATTTTAGATCAAGTTTGAACGGAATTCTATAAGGATCCTTCTATGGATTTGGCGAAAGTATCAGCCTATGTAGATAAACTCTTATCTAAAAACAAAACTAGATTAAAATATTTTGAGGGTAAAAATATATTTGGAGGAGAAAAAATAATATCTCAATCTGATGTTATTACTTGAGCAGATAAACTGTCTAAGTTGTCTACAGATGTTGTTATTATAACTGATGATCCTTCTAAATATTCTACTGTTAAAAATGTAAAGGTTGTTGGGATTGATAGTGTACAAGGGGATGAATTTGAATATGTTATTATTGATAAAGATTGAACTGTAACTCCATCTGGTGAGGTAGCTGATAATTATAAAAGGTTAAAAGATTTATATACCTTAACTCAACGATCTACTAGAGGAACAGTATTTACTGGTAATGGTATTAGTGATGCGTTAAATTTAAGTACAGAGTCAGATTTAACAAGTGCTGGTAATATTGAAGTTTCTGAAAATCAAATTAAAGATTTTAAAGACTGGCGACTTGATCTACTAAGTAATTTACCTCAAGAGAATATTGATATAAATGTTGATTCACAAGAAACAGTTCCTCAGGAACAGATGGAAGAGACCTTAGAAACAAATTCTGATCAACAATCAACTCAATCAACTAATACTCAACAGACTCCTGAATCACTTGATTCAAAAGAAAGTGAACAGACAATTAATTCTAATGAAGGCAACCAGGCTCCAGTAATGGATATAAATCCTGTTCATAGTCCTAATATTGATAAAGTTGTTACACCTAATGTAACATCTAAAGAGTCAAAATCGCCTACAAAATCTATTACAACTACTGATTCTAATATTAGCAGGGCAGTTGATAACTTAACTTTTATTACTAGTAATGAACTAATTAATTATGACAGTAATTCAGAAAAGTCATTATTTAATAAACTGGGTTTAGGAACTCAAATACCTTCTAAATCTTATAAAAGATTAGTAAAATTGTTAGGTGATTATTTTACATATGGGCATTATAAAACAGATCCAAAAGAAACGCAGAAACAATTACAGTCTATACTTCTTAGTGACAGTGATTTAAAAACGATCATCCTACTAATTCAACCATTATTTAACAATGATAATATAGGATTTAAAATTGTTGTTCCAAATGGATGAAATAAAGGATTAATGGTAGCTGAATGAGGTGATATTGAGATTCCATTATTAATTACAGCACCAAAACCTGGGATTTATAATGGAGAGATTTTTGTTGGAGCAATTCATTATGAGACGGACGAAACTCCTCATATTGTCAATATATCTAACTTTAAAAACAGTGCAATAAATTCAGATAATTTATTTACAGCTTTACCTAGAGTATTTGCACTTCAGGTTGACAATAATGAGCAAACAGGAACAAAATGGGATCAAAGAACTTTTGAATATATTTGGGGAACTTCTGGACAAGCATCATCTAGAAAAAATGGAAACTCATTTATTCTAGTTTCTGCAGATTCCCTAGCTAGTACAAAACAATTTGAAGCTAATTTAAAGGCTTCTATTGATTCTGATGGTACTGTTACATATTTGACCCAACAGAATGCTTCTATGCAGCTCTTAGGTGTTAATGCTGCTGAATCCTTTAGTAACATTATATCTCAATCATCAATAATGATGAGAGAATATTATAACACACCTAAAGCTAATAGGAAATTTATTACTTATTTAAGCCCATATAGAGCAGGAAGCATTATTTCATTAACGTATAACTCGGAATTTAAATCTTTAGTTACTCAGCAACTAAATACATATTTAAATAAAAAGTCAAAAGCAATAAATATTATTAATAAGAATTCTAAAGAATCTGCTGTTATCACTTATGACAATGGAACTTTTATTGTTAATGGAGTCTCTTATGATAGTATATCAAGTGCAATTGATAATATTATCAATACTCAAAATCCAGAGGATTATTATATCTTATTAGGATATATAAACAATAATAAAGAATATAGATACAATTCTGGAGTTGATATGATTAACACTGTGTTTGGAGAAGCTAGCCAGTTTAATGACTTAGTCGTTAGTAAGATTCAGGATATACTTGATAATAGTACTCAATTCAAACTAGGAATTTATGTATTCGACAAAACAACAAAACCTGTAGCTGGATCTCAGTACTTTTATGAAACAGATTTTCAAGGTAAAAATTATATAACTAATGTCTCTAATATTATTGGTAATGATTTTATAATTAACTATGATAAAATACAACCTATAGTACAAAGTACTCAAGTTAATCTTGAACAAGAAGAATTACAGCAAATTAATAATCTATTAAAGAAGTGAGGATTTAATGAATATATTTCTGAATTAAATGGTATTAATGGGGTAGTTACTAGACTTAACAATCAAATTCTAGAAACAATTAGTACTCCAGATTATTCGTTAATTCAATATACTGGAGATTCTAGAAACCCTTTAATTATGAATAAAATTACAAAGGATCCTATTCCAATGATTATTAATATGTTTAAGTCTTCATATAATACAAATTTGGTCCCAAACCAGGTACAAATTTCAACAACTTCTAATTTGAATTTTGTCCCATTTTTAGTATCTTTGAACTCTGAAAGTAACGATTTTGTATTAGAACAAAAGAATAATATATACAGCATTAGAGAATTTAATTTATATTCAGAGTATAATGATTTAAAAGACTACTTGAATCAGAATATTAATTTATATAAAGAAAATCCTGAAATTATGACTTACTTAAAAGCAATTATGATGAATACTGAAGTAACTGACAAAATTGCAGAAGGATATTTTAATGCTGTATTTTCTAATGAAAACTTAAGTGAACTAAATAATAGAGTTTCAAAATATTTATTAACTAAACTAGAAAATAATGAGTGTTAAATGTAATTATTCTTCAATTTATTATCCTTTATTGAGGAATCAATTACTAACAGACCCTAATGGATTTAAAGATTTTATTAATAATCATTTTATAAATCCAGATGAAGTATATAGGACGTTTGTGAGTGGAGTAAATACAAACTCCACTCCAACTCCTGTATTTAATATACAAGCTGTTAGTAGTAGAATAGGAGTAGAATTTCCACAAGAAGTTACATCTCCACAATATTATATTGGTAATGCAAGACAATATAATAGGATGATTGATAATGCTGCAAAGCGGTTAATAGCTTTATCAGTATTTGATATTAATACAGATTCTTTTATAGATGCTAATGCTATAGTTGGTAGTTACTCTAATTTAAATAATGGGATATTTAAATATAAGTTAGAATTATTATCTAACTTAAGTTCTTTTATGGGTAAATCTATTCCAGAACTTTATGTTACCTCAGATCCTACTCAAACTATTAAGATTTTTGAAAACACTATTGAGGAATATGCTGCATATATTAGAAATTCTGAGCTAACACAAGACCAAGCCTTTTTTAATGCATTTAACTCTTATGTAACATTAACATCATTTGATGATATTTTAAAACTATATACTCCTTTTATAGAGGTAAAACCAGAGTTTAAGAAAAGCTCTAGCTATAGTATTGATAGATATATTTATAATGGTCCTAATGTTACTCATTATACTGGTTTTAGTAATAATGAATTTATGGGTTCTGAGGAAGCTGTAAGTGATTTAGCTAAAATATTATTATCATACTTTCCAGAAGTCAACAGTGAAGGAGAAGTTATCAACAATACCTCAATTTCTTTATCAGGCTTTAATTCAACTTTAAGTAAAGTAAAACTGTTTACAGAGGAAACACTTGATCTTGATATTACTAATGAATTAAAAAAGGGAGCTAATGCAAATATGAATATAGTAATTAATAAATATTTGCAAGCTTTAAACAGTAAAGCACTCCCTCCAGAACATATCACATATTTACAAAATAAACTAAGAGGTATTCAAAAGTTTGTTTATTCTGATAACATGGCTCCTCAGATTAAGCAAATGTTCACTAATTTGATGTCTAAAACTGTACTTTCTAGTTACATTAGTTATAGTACAGATCCTATTAGTAATAATTTAACTAGTAAAAATTTAACAGATCGTCCTGTATCAATTGAGCGATTTGGAATTGTTGATGTAGTCAAAGCAGCTAGTAATTATTGAACTAATAATAAATTAAAATTTAATGAGTTATTAGATAAACATAGAATCACTATATCGGGATCTACTATCAACATTAATTCTGGATTAAATAATCTAATCTTGAAGTATGATAATGAGTCTGGAAAATTTACTACATCTGGAAATTTAGATGAGGTATCTTTGGAAAAAGTATTAATAGACTTTACGTCTATGATAATTCCAGATGATTTTAATCAAGTTGTTAACCAGGTATTTCCTAGGGATTTAACTAAAAATAAAGTTAGTTTATTTTCTCCTATATTAGGGACTGTTTTATTAGGAGCTAGTAGAAAAACTACTCTAGATACTAATAAAAAGGGTTTTTTTGGACAAAGTAAGGATTTATCGAAGGTATTAAGTGTTATTAATGGATCGGATACCATTAATGTTATCAAAAATGCAGAAGGTAACAATTTACCATTATATCAGATGGTTTGTTTAGCATATTCTCATAAAGGTATTAAACAGTATTTAGAAAATCAATTAGGTTGAGGAGCAGATAATGTGATGATTGATAATGGAGTTTATCAAAATATTCAACATGTTAAAAGTCCAAAAATTAGAGCTGAGGTTACAATAGGAAATTTTACAAAACAGTCTAAAGATTTAACTGAAAATGAAGTTCAACACCTAGCTATTGTATATGATTTTCTAGAAGGGCTAATAAAAAATAAATCTTCATCTGAAGGAGAAGGAAGTACCACTGGTATTATTGGATTACAGACTACTGTTTATTCAGATAAGAATAAACATTTTGTAATGCAATTTGATTTAAATCAAGACTGAAATTTTGGTGATTTGGGAAATCTAAATTTTAAAGAAACTTTAAACAAATTTTTTAAGTCACAGAATTTTGATGATTTAGAACCAATTAAAAACATTTGATTTGAAACTAATAAACGTCAGTATAATAACTTAATTAATAGGATTTTATCTGATTATAGAACAGCATCAAAAAAGGACATACAAACACTATCTGATTTAAAGGATTATATAAAGAAGACTCCTGTAAAACGAATAAGGACCTTATTTAGACAGGCTGGTTTGGAATTTATTGATGAAGTTCATATTTCCAAAAGTCCCGCTAAGACATTCGTTTTTAACGAAACTTTAGAGTTTTTATATAATACTTTCAATAATAGGGATCAATTTAATCAATTCTTGAATAAACAACTTAATAGATTTATTGAAGATTCTGCGGGTGCGTGAGAGAGTATATCAACAGATCAAACAGCTATTAAAGCATTTATTGACCAAGGTTGAGATTCTTGAATTTCAAAAGAAACTCGAACTATTAAAGATAGTGAAGGTTATGAGACTAAGGAGGAATATTCAAGACTTCTACCATTTACTATAAACGGAAAAGGAAGAAAATTAAATCCTTTACTTTCTTCTTATTTTATTATGGATTCATTTTTAAGTAACGAATACAATAAAATGATGGTTGGAGGTGTTTATGCACATCCAAATAAGAATAAGGAGGCAATAACTGCTGAAGACTATGTTAATCATAGTTTTGCTACTAGATGGATTTCTCAAGTAAAACGTATGGTTATTTACGGAGCTACACATCATCCATTTGCGCAAGGATTGAAGAATGGTGTTGCAGAGAAGGTTAAGATGGCTGTAATTGCTGATATTGGTTCTTCTGTTCAAAATATCAGTGGGTTAGAAGATTCTGTAGACTCAATGGATGGTGCAGGATTTACAAGTCCTTATTTTTCTAGACAGCAAAATGTTTCTTTAATTGATGCTAAAGTAGGTAGAAATAAGAAAACTATTTTTGCTGACATTAATGGACAGTATGGATTACCTAAACTTTTGAAATGAGCAGAATATGAAATTACTAACGCTGTAAGACGTCTATCTTGAGGATCAGCTGCCAAGATGGAAAATATGTTTAGGAAAATGCATAGTCTAAGTTTTGGTGATACTATTAGTGTCAATTATAATAATGACTTTGATGATGTATTTTATCAGGATCCATCTAATGGTACCTATTGGAAAATCAATAGAGTGACTATTAATAATAATCTTGCTGAGGTTGAAAAGGTCGAAGTTAATGAAATTGGAGTGATTGTTGGTAGTCCTATTATAGAGTCTAACATTGTTATTGATAATATATACAGTTTAGATCAGCTCTTTGGTGGAGCTTGATCAATGGAATATAGTGATTTAACTAAATCACTTATATATTCAGAAAATAGCCTAGACTTAGTAAATGATATTATTAATGATATAAATCTGAAAGACCATTTTATAGGATATTTAGTTAATAAATCTGCTATTAAAGTTGGCGCTTCAAATATTAATGAAGTAGACAGTTGAAATAACTCAGAGCCTTTATGATATACTGACTTATCTACTAAGTTTGGAGGAGTTCAAATGGATGCTGATCATGAACTTGATGAGGCAGAAGTTACAGAAATGACTCAAATGATTAGTGCCTTAGAGCAAATGGGATATACTCATGATCTAGCTTCTAACGTTTATCAAGAGATCGGTAAGTTATGTTATGATGCAATAGCTGAAGTTACTGATATTTTAGATCGAGGAGACACTCAAGGTTTATATGAAATATATGGTAAAGCTTTAGTAAAGGCATTCCAAACTAATAACAAGGATACACTAGGACTCGCACAATCATTTATCAAACTAGCTCAAAAAGGATTTAATGAAAAGAAAATTGATTACAAAATTCCTTTTAGTTCTGGAACAATTAATGGTATTTTTAATTCTACGGTTACATCTTCTCTAGTAAGAGAAGCTATTAGGAGACACTATAGTGGTGTAGCCTCAGTATTAAATCCTTCTTATGATAGTATACAGTATTATCAATATAACAATAATACATATACTTATCCTGAGTTAATGAAATTGATTAATCGAGTAAGGTCAGAATCGGGGCAATTATCACTTACTATTGAATCTGCATTAAACGATGTAATGATTGATGATTTCTTAAATCCATTTATTGTAGATATAACTCCTGATAATCCAATTGATTTTGAAGATACATTAGTTATATATAATGAACAAACTACTGATGAATATGGTAATACAGTTTATGTAAACCACTTAGGAGAAGTTGTCCCAAATACATATGAAATTGTAAAAGTTGATAACTATCAAAAATATGATTGATATAAACATCATGATTCTCGTTATATACAAAAGTGGACAATTAAACCTAAGAACCTAAAAGGTGCGGATACTACATTTGAAGTAAATGGCCAACGATTTAGTGTATTTGAAGGTGATATTAGTAGGACATTACATTATTTGGAAAAAACAGGAAGTACAGATATTGTTTCTTTAGAGGATGAAATTAAATCTAATATTAGAAAAGAATTAGGATTACCTAATGATCTTAGTAAAGTACAACAAAGTATACTCGATAATGTCTATATAGAACGTATGTCTATGATTCATAGAATTATAGATCCGTTTATCTCAACTAATGGTAAAGTTAATGGAAAATTTCTTAAAAATAGACTTGTCAGAGAGCAACAAAAATTACTTAATTCTTTAGCTGATAGTAAGCCAATAATCTGACAAGGTGTTGAGGTTCAGCCAGAAAATGTTAAAGTTGTTCCAGCTCAAATCATTATGGGTAAGTTATATGCTAAACAATTAGGATTATTACCTGGAGATTCATTGGCTCAGATTAAAGATGAAGGTTCTAAGTTTTTTGAGAATAGAATTCAAGGTTACTATAATGATGGTAATTCTGATCCTGAGTCTTATGATGTAATATTATTTGATGGGACTGGAGATAAGCTTTATGTTAAAGTAGGAAATCCTCAAACTACAGAGTTTTATAAGAACTCATTAACTCCAAATTCAGAATTTACTATTGTTGACGGTAGAGTTTATTATAATGGTAATGAAGTTGGTTCTGAGAATGGAAAGGCATTCTATACATACACCGATTCATCAGGAGAAAAACATAATTTTGCTATCGTTGATCATGTTGATAGATTATTAGAACTAAGAAACTCAGGTATTTATAATAACTATAAATATAACTATACTAAATCTAATTTGGATATGTTATTAAATATCCAATTTAGTAATGAGTTAACTAATAATACTCCAATTACCTTATTATACTACGACGACTTTGGAGAAGTTAAGACAAGACCAATAGTAAATATAAATACAATCAACACAACCACTCTTCAACAAATGCTTGAAGATAATCAAGCTATTAGATTTACTAATAGAATTAAAAAAATTGCTGAAAGTAAATATCAAGCATTTATTAAGAGTTTGAATTTTGTTGGAACCCGAATCCCATGTCAGTCAATGCAATCATTTATGCCACTTGAAGTAGTAGCATTTACTGATAGTGATATAAATGAGGTCTACGTCCCAACAAACCAGACATGATTACAGGGATCGGACTACGATAAATTTATTATGTTGTAGTAAAATTCTTTTAATTGCTGGAAACCCCTAACGTAAAGTCGAGGGCAATCAGCAGCCAAGCCGTAACAAAACGGAAGGTTCAACGACTAACATTAATAATTGATAATTCGACTTTAATAGTATGAAAAAGTTAAAAACACGCTTAAATAAAATAGGAAGAAATCTAATAATCGCAATGTCCATTGGAGATGGATGTATTACTAATAGAGGATATTTAGTAATGAATCACTGTGAAGCTCAAAAGGAATATTGCTTATGAAAATGAAATTTATTAAAAAATAATGGTGTAAAAGTTGGAAAATTTAGAGAAATAACACAAATTAATGGTTACTCTAAAGGAATGCCAGTAATAAAATATACATTTCAGACCTCTGTTATGGATTTTTGTAAAGTTCTAAGACGAATAGAATATGAGAGAGGTAGAACTAAATATAATAAAAAGTTACTAAATAGACTAGGAGCTCAAGGACTAGCTATTTGAATTATGGACGATGGGTCTTTATTACGCAGATCTAAAATCGATAAAATTACAGGCATACGAAAATATTGTGGCTTCTATATTACAATTGCAACATACTGCACACTAGAACAAGCAAACGATATAATTGAATATTTTAATGATAGTTGAGATTTATATCCAACAAAAATATTTGATAAACGATTTAGTAAATATACTATTTCCTTTTGTGCTAGAGAGGGCAGAAAACTAATTAATATAATAAAACCTTATATGTGTCCTACTATGATGTATAAGGTTCTTCCTAATAAAAATGAATGTGATAACTATATGAAATTATTAAAAGAAGCAACTGAAATTGTTGCTGACGGTACACCAAATGGTGGAAATGGAGAACACACATAGTGTGAAGATATAGTCTGATCTTATATGAAAATATAAGTTAACATAAAATGATTGATAAATTATATATTCTAGGTTATTCTGTTTCAAACAACGGCTCAATTAACTATAGTCTAGAAGCAGCTCCTTATTTGAAGCAAGATGCTCTTAGAAATAGAGTAGTAGATGGTATATTTGATGTGATTTTAAATCCAAAAAATCAAATTAACCTAACAATGCCTATTACTACTTCAAATATTGGTAAATTAGCTGAAAAATCAATTCTTGGCCAGGCATCGTTAAAAATGAATCCATTTAATCCTTCTAGTAAGTATTTAATGCAGATTCAAAACATGGTTGGTAAAACTGTGATTGGTAATGTAGCCACAGGATTAAAAAGCTTCTTTGCTTTATCTAATGTATATAATACTAGGTTTAGAGAAATAGTAGATACATTGAATAATGGTAATTATGAAACAGTACGTTCTTTATTATCTCGTTATATATTTAAGCATCCCACTGAGGATAGAATTATTACATTAGCTAATGTTAACATGGAAATATTTGATGATATAGATTGATTAAATATACCAGAAGACATTAAAAACATTTTAGTATCAATAATTGATTTCCAAGAGTCATTATCTGATAAATCTCTTGATCTTGGAGAACTTTTAAATGCCAGCACTGACAACGCTAAAGAACTGATTCTTAAGAAGATAAATGCAGATGCTAACTGAGTAGATATTTATGTATATAGTTTAATGATTGGAGATGATCTTGAAACAATAGGTAAGTTGATGTTAACTCCACAGGTTACTGAATTAGTTTCTAAATACAGTACAAATCTGTGATTAGATCCATTCCCAAAAAATAAACTTAAGTATATTGAGAATGCTATAGATAATCCTAGTGATTTTACACCAGAAGGTGCTGAAATATCTAAAACTAAGCAACTCTTTACTCAATTACTACAGAGAGCTAAAGGTGCTGAGGAGATCAGAATTTTAGGAAGATTATTAAAAATTAATCAAGGAATACCTACTGATAAATATAGTAAATATAACTATATACAAGGCATTGAGGCTTTTATAAATCAGAGGGTAGATAAACCATTTAATCTTCTCAAGTTTATTAGAGACAATACATATAGAGACGAATGAATTAATCTATATGAAACAGTAAAAACTTCATTTAATATTCTAGATGTGATATCTACAGTTCCCCATTTTAAGGAAATGTTTAATATTATAAATATTGATGATGCAGTATTAAATGAATTATCTGTTAGGAATAGATTAGAATCTCTAGTCTTGCCTAAATTACAAGCTGAAAAAGGATCTAAACTTAATGCACAGGAATTTAGACAAAGTAGGAACACAATTAATGACTTTCTTATTAATTCCTGAATTAAATCTAAAAATATTGCATTTAGAGTACCTATAGGACAAAAGTACGAAACAGAAGGAGCTACACTACTAAATGATACTCCTAACTTTACTATTAACTTGGATTCAAAACTAAACATAGAATCTTTCCGATATTATATGGAAGATTATGTAATACCTACATTAAAAGAAAAATTACCTAATAACTCTTTTATTGCTGGATTAACTTTTGGTTTAAAAACTGATCCAACAACAGGCAAAGAGAGGGGATTTTTTAAACCTATTATCAATATGATGCAAATAGATAATACGCAGAAAACTAAAGCAATCTATGAACAAATGTTACATGATTTTAATGATCTGAATAAAATTTCTATTGCTGAAATTGATAATCAAAATCCAGTTAACCTATTCTATTTATATAATTTAATTATTAATAAGGATGGTTTTGGTCAGGCTTCTATGACAAGATTTTTTGAGGATTTAGTTGCTAGTGGTGATAATAGTTTATTAGTAGTAGATTATAATAACTGAGTTGATAATCAAGATCCTTATATACTGGCAGATCAATACTTTGGTGTTGAGCCTACCATAAATAATTCAACTCAAAATCTTTTAATAAATCCTGCAAATGAAAATGTTGAGACAATTGGATTTAAATCTGAAGAGAATACATCTCTAGATATGGATTATAATGATAGACAAGGCGATAATGAATCGTCACAATCTACTGAAACATCTAATATTTCAACACAAAAAGATGTAGAATATTATAATACCCAACCTTCAACAAAAGCTATATTAATTGATTTACTTGATAATCAATTAAAAGACTTAAATATTATAAGAGTTACTAATGATGATCTTGTAGGGGAAGAACCTGCAATTAGAAACGCTAAAGGATTTATTAAAGATGGCCAGATTTATATTAATATTGATAAAGCTACAGTTGATACTGTAATTCATGAATTTGCACATCTCTATTTAGCAGTAGCTAAAAATGGTTCTAATTCTCAAGCATATTATGAGATTCTTTCAGAATTACCTCAAACAGAGCTTTGAAAAAATATGAGAGCTAATAAATACTATGCTAACAAAAGAGGTTCTGATTTTGATGAGGAAGTATTAGCAACTATGATTTCTCAATTTGTAAATACTAAGCAAACAGAAAATCATGATATTATAAATAAGTTATTTGAAATACTCCCTTCTGAGTTTATAGCTTTAATAAACGATATTAACATAGATATTAGTCAAAGTTTTGATCTTTTAACAGAAAACTATAAGTTAAGTCAGAAAATGGCTACAATTAAAAATCAATTAGTAGAAGACGATATTCTTAAAGAAGACTGTAAATAATGGCAAATTGTACATATGAAATAACAGTAGACGGAAAGGTATATAAGTTCAGCTCCGACTTGGAGCTGGACTCCTTTCTGAATGCTTACTATCAAGATATGGTAGTAGATAAAACTAATGCGACTCTTCAAGTAGATCCTAAACAAGTAGCTATAGATAATGTAAATAAAATTATTGAGGCTTATAAAAATGTTGCTACTAAATTTGAATTAACAAATGAAGACGGAGAAAAAGAAGTTGCGTTAAAAATAGATAACTCTATTGGTGTTACTAAATTTATTACGTCTTATGGAGAACCTACAAATTTAGGAAAGACATTTGTTCCTGAATTTAATCTTACGGATTACCTTAGAAATCAAAAAGAAGTTTTAATAAAGAATGGCTTATCTGCATCTGAAGCAGATACGTATCTAGCTGATTTACAAAAAAGTTGGACTAAGTTAACAGATTATGGTTCAGAGGTGCACCAACTATTTGAATCTATTTTAAATCCAGAAGTTACTTTCAAACAGAAAGCTTTATCTGATAATCAAGTTGCACTTCTTAAAAATCAATTTAAAAACTTGATTGAGGATCTAAAAAACCAATATGGACATAATGCACAGTTTTTTACAGAAGTTCCAATTGTTTCTTCTAATATTCACGAAGCTTACAAAAAAGCAGGAATAGATTCTATTAATGGTCGTATTGATTTGTTAATCGTTGATGAAAATGGAAATGTCCATATCCGTGACTTTAAAGTGTCAAAAACTAATGTGGGTCCTTGAGAAGAAACTAGTAATAGAGAGTTAAAGAATTTCTGGGTTTCCTCAAAAAAATTATCCGCAGCGTATCAATTAGGTTTTTACAAAGCAATGTTGGAACAAAATGATCTCAGGGTTGCAACTGTAGGTATTATTCCAGTAAAATTAGATATTGAATATAATTCTAAAAATGGAGAGCCTGACTTATCTAATATTAAAGGTATACAAGAAGTTAGTATTGAATCTAATGCTATTGTTGTAAATCCCTATAACACTACAGGTAAATATTATGAAAGAGTAAAAGAGATTTTGCCAATTACTTCAATTACTGATAATTTAGATATAGTAAAACTAATTCAGGAACCGATGAGTAAATTCGTTCCGAATTATGAACTGTCTACTAAGGTTCAACGAAGAGGAGCAAGTGTTGAATTTTTTAGAAAAAAACCTAATTTTGTTAGAGATATTCCACCTTCTGATAAAGAAGCTAACTATGGTCGATATAAATTTTTTGACGAATATTCAACGTCACTTTCTAAATGAGTATATGCTCAAAATGAAGAAGACTTGCAACAAAAATTAAAAACTTATGTCGACAAAGTAAATGAAATTAGAGGAAACGAAATGGCGACATTAGCAAATAATATTGAATTAGCGATTTCTGGTTCTCTAACTTTAGATCAAATTGTTAGCGATAAAAATAGATATAAAGGTGATTATACTAAACGTGTATTTAAGAAGTATATTGAAGGTAAATGGAAATTTGAGAGTAGTCCGTCACTAATTTCAGCAGGTATTTTCATCTTTACAAAAAATGGACTACTTGAAGTAGTTTCTCTATCAGCTAGTACAACTCATCAAAAGATAAATTTAGGACAGGGAACCTCAATATTAGGAGCAACTAAGAAAAATGAAACTGTTAATGAGCATAATATTTTTGCTGCAACTAATGGTAATATTGACCTAATTAAGGTTATGTGTCTTTTAAATGGAGAGGCTGAACGATTTTCTAATTATAAAATTAGCAAAATTATCAACGCTAATATTTGACACCAAACTGGCTCTGAGCAGTATATGGAAAAACTATACGACAATTTTGTAGAGTTATGTAGAATCCATAATGTTCCTGTTAATATTAAGAAAGGAAATTTTGCTACAACACTAGAATCAGTTATTAATAGTATTACTGATACTTGTGGTGAAGATAAAATTAAAAATATAGGCAACTGAAAACTTACTTATGACGGAGATACTGTTGTTGACGGTGTTCCATATATTCTTGATAGAATGGAAGAGCTTAGAAAATTGGATACAGCAGACGAGTTACGAAAGGCTATAAGAACCAATAAATGGAATTTTGATGATCCTTTGCAGGTTGCTTATATGTTATTGGGGAAAGCTTTAAATAAACTTCAAGGATACGAAGTTTACATTGAGCCTGATCCCACAAAATGGGTTAATGTTACAGGGTCGTTTCATATTGGAACTAATATTACCAGTATCAATAACTCTCCTTCGTTGACTGCTCAAGAAGTAGGCAGAATTGTTGCAGTTACAGAGACTAGAATTAGAAGAGCAGAATTGGCTTACGATTCTAAAATTAGAAAAACATTTAAAGCCTTTTATGAATATAATAATAGAAATAAATTAATTGGTGGCGAGGTAAAATACTTTGACAATTTATTTGTTAGAGACTCTAATGGAGATATTTCTAAATCTTTTATACTAAAACAGCCAACTGATTCTTCTTTAGCGAAAGAGGAATCTGATTTAATTACACTGTTTCTAGATATAGTTAATAATTTAAAATATAATGGTTCAGACTACTTAATTGAACAGGCTAAAGAAGACGGGTCTTACTACGAAGTGCCTTTAGCGATTGGATCAATGAGATCTCAGTTACATAATAAAGGGTTCAAAGAAGGATTAAAGGCTGAATTCCACGAATCGTTAAATTGACTAAGATTATTTACTGAGCAGGAGGGAGATTTTGAACGTTTTCGGGAGCAAGAAAGAATTTATAATAAATATAAAATTAGTAGTGATATTAGAGAGAAGATAATTGAAAATCATGGAATAAACGGTCTTGAAACTCAATTAGAAGACTTATTAAGAAATTATATCCATTCCTATGTTGCTGAAACTGAATACAATAACATTATTCCTCAAATTCAAGGAATTAAAATTGCACTGCAGTATAACCAGGCAATGTACGGGCAGGAAGCAGACAATCTTTTACAGTTTTTAGATAAATATCTCACTGTAAATATTTTTAATAAGCCTATCATGGATAAAGGTTTACAACCTGTTTATAAAGTTCTTTCAGCAGTTAAGTCGTTTACAACAGCTAGTGTTTTAGGTTTTAATGTTAGGTCTGGATTACGAGAAATGATGCAGGGTATGTGGATTCACATTAGTAGAACAATGGCTGGAGCTTATGGTAAAGACCAATTTACTGGAAATGATTTAAGAAAAGCATGAGGACTAATATTTAGAGATGCTCCAAAAAGAATATCAACTCTTACTAAATTAGAAGCTCTTAACGCTGACTATGGTATGGCTAATATGGATGCGGATATGGTTCAAAAGGAACTCAGTGAATCTAGAATGGGAGTTAAAAACTTTAATAGTGATATGTTGTATGTGTGCAATAGAGCTCCTGACTTTTATCATAGAATGGGTTTATTATTAGCTAAAATGATACATGATGGGTGTTATGAAGCTCATAGTTTAAATGAAAATGATGAGCTTATATATGACTTTAAGAAGGATAAACGATTCTCATTATTAAATGATGTAGGAGCTAATAAAGATTCTAAAGAATATAAAGCTCAACATGGATTATATGAAGCTATGAGAATTCAATTCAATAAAGAAGGATTCTCAATTAATGAAGGAGACCCACTACCTAGAGCTTATACAGTACAGGAAGCAACTAGTATTAAGTCATTTGCAGAAATGTGTTTTGGACATTATGATAAAAACACACAAATGTTGGCTAAGCATATGTTTATGGGTGCCATGATGTTACATTTTAGAACCTTCATTTCTGCTAAGTTAGAACAGTGGATATTAGCGCCAGGTACCTATGATCAAGGTAGAATGGCTGAAAAATTTGATGAAAACGGAATAAGATATATGACTGTATATACTTATAATCCTGAAACTAATCTCCCATCTAGTAGGGTTGATCTAGAAACTAATATTAAACCTGGAGAGTATGCCGAACCGTATTATGAATGACAGGGTAGATATATGGAAGGTATCGCGTACTCAATGTGAAGTATGGGAGCTAAATTAGCTAAACTAGATTTCCAAGGCTTAAAAGAGATTTGGGCAAACCCTACAAAACGAGCTAATTTTTACTTATTTTTAACTGATATGATCTTTATGGGATTAATGATGCTCCTTATACAAGCTGTATTTCTTTCTGGAGACTCTAAGGAAGATTTAGGCGCTTTAGGTACAGTTGGAGCTATGGCTTTGTATACTTCATTCCAAGATGGACCAATAAATAATATTATTATGTCAATGGGTGGAGATCTGAATCCTCCAGCATACTCAATTATAAAAAATGTTTATAAACAAACTATGAATGTGGTTACTGGAGACCAAAACCTTTGAGATGGAGCAGTAAATACTTTTGGAGTATTAAGCCCATTAAAGTATCTAAGTGATCAACTTCCACAATAAAAAAAATAACCCTACTCGCCGAAGCAAGTAGGGTTTTTCCTTTTAAACACAATTTATATTAATTACTTTTTACCTTTCTTACCATCTCCACATACTGTACATGCAGAATGTGAAGTTTTTGGTTCTACATTAAATACTCGGATAAACTTTCCATATAACTTGTCCTGAAAAGTATGTATAATGTTTTTGTCTGAACAGTTTTTACAAAACTTTATTTCTGTAGCCATAGATAATTTTTTTACAGTTGTTAAATAAATCTTTTAGGGTTCCATTATTTTTTAGTAAAACGTCGTAATTATGGTTATTTAATAACTCAATTAACTGCTTTTCTGAAGAATGTAAGCTTACTTCACAATTTGGTCTTTCAATATGAATAGTGTAGGCTCCTAATTTCTTACTAATAGAATTCTCTATTATAAATCTTTGGTCTGCAACAATTAAATAATCAGAATGACTTTTTAAAGTGGCAAGAGTCCACAAAGAGTCTCCAAAGTACTTTCGCATAACTTCCGTTCCAAAGAACTGTAATAGTTGTCTGATAGATAAGATATAATCAATAGCTACTCTATCGTTTTGTCTTGATAGCTCTAAATAATTTATCACTTAATTTTTTTCTTTTTGGAACATCTGATTCATGTAACAACTCATATTTAGTGAAATTAAAGTAGTATTGTTCCTTAAATATTCTATCTTCAAATCTTTCTTCATCAACATTGATAAGTATGGCAAGCATTTTTTTTAATTTACTTGCATACTTATCAACAGATCACCTATTATATAATGTTTTAAATTTTAAAAGTTTACCTATTCAATAATGGTGTAGACATTTTGGATTATTTAATAAATAATTAATATATTTAGTTGTTTCGTCCTTTCCACTATTTCTAAGTCCTTGAATAGAGATAATATTTCTCACTAATGAATTACTATTGAGATATCTAGATCAAGAGTCTTGAAAGTATCTTTATAACTATTAATACTTTGTTGTAGTTCTTGTTCTATCTTACTATTAATAAAATCTCTGCCAAACGATTTATCAGTTTCACTTGTTGATTCTTCATACCAAGTGTTTACCATATATTCTTTTGGAGGACGATATCGAGTGCAGGTATCTAATTTTAATGTCTGCAAAATTTGTTTAAATCCTACTGAAGTGAATGTACTAATATCAGCAATATTTTGCCAATTTTCAAGTAAAAGTAATCCAATTGTACACTTTGAGCGATTTAGATCATAGTTTGATAATAATTTCATGCCCATACCTACAATGGTTTCATCTGATGATTTCAACATTTTATTAATTTCAGTTGCTTCTGTTGGAGTTAGTTCTTGCAATTTTTGATTAATAAACTGATCTAGTTCAGTGTCATATGTAATTTTCATGTATGTATTTTGTATATTATAAACATAATCATATTGAGACTTTGATAGAGTAATAACTGGACCTTCATAATAAATAGATGTATCATTAGGAAGAATACCTTTATCAACTAATATTGACAAAATTCTCTTTTTTCTTTCAAGGCTAAATGTATGGTTTAGTTGTTTTTCTATAGAGCTTGTTAATTGAGGATAGCCGCCTAGAGCCATATTTGTGAGAAAATACCAAGAGTTTTCTTTTGAAGAATAAGCTACCAATGCTTTAGATTCGCGTTGATCTTCATACCATTCGTACTTATAAAGTTGTATTTTACTAATAATACAAGAATCTGCAATAGATGGTTTTAGACATCTTTTGATGGATGTTTTTTCAGATAGCTTAAATCTCGGATATTTACATTCCTTATCAAAGTATATTTTATTAAATGAGCTAATTGGGTTTGTATTATGTCTTAAGTTTAATAGTGCATCAATATCATCTGGAGATCCTAGAAAAAATCCAACATTGTAGTAATTACCTACCTTAGATTCACCATAGCCTGAACCTGAACCTAGATTGCATTTTTTAACCTTAATTTCAGCTTCAACTGTACTTGAAATATTTTTCCCACTATATCTAAGAAATCGAACGTCGTAAATATTAGCTTTTTCTTTGTGTAGAAGTGTCATATTACATTAATTTTGTTACAATTTTGGGATTTAATAATAACTTATTACAACGAGTTGGATATTTCTTATTTAGAGTTTTAATTAAAGTAAAGATTAAATCTTCAGTTAAAAGAGTTTTTTCGTTATCTATAAACTTTAGAATTCTATCAACTACAATATCCATTTTATTACCTTTTTTAGAAAGATATAAAATAGAAAAGTTTAAGAATCGTGTTGCTAAGGTTGCTGCAATATCAGCTCTATAAAACTCTCCATCATAAATTTGTTTTGTTAACTCTCCTTTAACGTAAGACCAATCTTTTGTTAACATTGACTCAGGATCCATAAGCTTATCTAACTTATTAGCAATAAATGTAGTAAACAAACTACCTACGATATTGTCATCATCAAGAAAACAACCTGAAGCAATTTGAAGAATAGTTGCTAGTTGTTCTGGTTTACTCCAATCATCTAATCCAGAAATAATGTTCGCAAACATAGTGTAATTTCTAGCGTTTACTTTTGCTTCTTTAGATCCCTCTCTATTCATTAGCTCGGATCCATAAGACAAAAGAAAGTTAATGGCTCTTCCATCAATACCCTGTGCTTCTGCCCATTTGGCCCAATCACTTTTATCAAACTTAACCTTAAAAGTAACAAACCTGGTAGCTTGTGCTTCATCATAACTTGATACTGCGTAATCTCCATTATCAGGATTAGTTGAAAGTACTATATGACTATTAGGAGGTAACTTCCAAGATATAAACTCTTGCCGCGCAGTAATTTCCATTACGGCTTGGAGTATTTGAGGAGTTGCTCTAGAGGCGTCATCAAGGAGTAATATTGTCGGTTTTGATTCGTCAATTCCCTTAATCCATTGTGGTACAGCATAACTCATTCTAGTATGTTCAGTTAACTCCCATCCTGCCTTAGCATATGCTTCTATTAGTTCTGAGCTAATCCATTTACATTCTCCATCAGGTTTGCATACATAGTGTTCCTTTAAAGGCCATCCAATAAGGTCTGAACTTTCAGTAAGTTGAGCTAAATTTAGTTTAATAAAATTAGCTCCTAGCTCATTTGCAATTTCCTCTAGGACTGCAGTTTTACCAATTCCTGCATGACCTTCAATATTTATAGTAACTGGAAACTGACCATTCTTTTGTAGAACTTTATTATTTTCAATAATATAATTAATAATCGGTTTTACTTCTCCTAATGTTAATTCCATCTCTTTTTGTTTATTCTTTTAAGGTATATATATTGTTTTTCCTGGAAACTTATCAACTTTATTACCATTACTGGTAATAACCCATATTAAATGATTACACTTTGGAAGATCAAGACTGTACAACTCACCATCAGTGAATATTATACAAACATTGTGTTCTTTATGAGAATTATAATATTCGATTATAGGATTTAATATAGTCCCACCACGTCCATCAATTTTAATATTATGTTTTCCTGTATATTTAAATATGTTATTTATTTGTGTATCACACTCAACTACAGTAACCTCAACTCCAGATCTGTAGATATGATTAATTTCACTAAAAAAATCATTTAATTCCTCCATACTAACGGATCCTGAAGTGTCAACACCAACTAAGATATTAGGTTTTCTTTTAAGTCTAATTCCTTTAGCATCTGGGAATCTTTTTGATGGACGCATTCGAGTTGATTGTATTTCAGAACTAATAGAATTTCCAATCAGTCGTCTAAAATATCTTTTCCAATTAAATACAGGAGGCTTATCTTTAATATTTTTTAATATTTCAGACATTTCTCCTGGTATACTTCCACCTGTTTTTATAGTTGCTTCTTCGGCCTCCTTTAACTTAGCTTTAATTTGGTTCTCAATTAATTTCTTTACAGGATTGCTTAATTTATCAAACTCTTTCCAGGTTTCATGATTATCTAGAGGATGATTTTTTAGAAATTCTTCAGCTTTTTTTTGACACTTATTCTTAAAGTCAATTAAAACTTTATAGTACTCTTTGGTTCCTTGTCTCTCTTCTAATTGTAGTCCCAATTCCTTATTAAGACTAGAAACAGTAACACAACCCTCAGGTAAGTTATTAATATAGCAATTTACTTCTGCATCAGCTGCATAATTGAAGATTTTTTTATCATCAAAATCAGCTTGCATCTGTAAATGGAAAAAACATACATGATTGATTTCATGAATTAGTACAGCAAGTTGAGCTTCATCATTTAATGAATTCCAAAATTTTTCATTAATTAAAAGCTTAATATTTACTCCATTAGGTGATACCGCTAAGGTAGGAACACGAGTAGTATACTCTTTGTTTATATTTAATAAGAAAAAACCATAGAAAGGTTGAACTATGATCAGTTCTTTACATGCTTTACTTATAGTCATATTACCAATTACTTACATCTGTAATATCTTTACGATTATGACAGATATTACATTTAATTTCTACTGCAGTTCCAATTCCTAATGGAGTAAATGTATATGAAAAACGCCCACCAATAGCGGGCGTGCGGTCAGGATCCCAAGTGCAATCTTTGTGTTCTTCAATGAACTTTTTAGCGTCTTGTTCCTCTTGTTTATTTAAAACAAACTGATAAATCATCTTTTACATATTATAAAAACTCTTTATCGAAATTTACTTCCGATATCAGAGTTATATTCTCTTTCAATTTTATTTAAATATTCTCGAACAGCAACAATTTCATCGTCTGTTCCAGATACTAACACTCTACCATCTTGATTCATAATAAGACAGGTATTTGTATTAGTATTTCATTCAGCATAAAGATACTCTCCTGTACCTTTAATAGTAAACGTTTCCTTGTAGATACTCATTATCTATCATGTTTAATGTTGTTTACAATATATAATTCCATGATAATTTGAATCATAGCATAATTTACAAAGACGACAATTACCCTTACAAGTAACAGATTTTTTTGGTAATTGATCAAATTGTTTTTTGTCTATACAGAAAAATCAACGATCTGCACTTTTTATATTTGGCGTAGAGGAATTGACTGAAAAAGATACATTATCAAAATTTAGGTCTTCCCTACAAGTATAACAATAGGTCTTAATATTGAATTTTTCAAATAACCAGTTAGAAATATTAGATCATCGGTTAACTATCTGTTGATCAAAAAAGTCACCTGCTTCATTCAGTCGAACGTACTTAATTGCAAGAGGAGCATTTGTAATGTAACAGTCTAGCATTCCTTTAATATCATCCTCTGTCCATTGTTGCATTTGAGATTCTACAACAATGTTTTTATTTTTATATGCCTTATATATACGTTCACATTTCTTTGCGTAACAGATGTCATTACATTTACAAAATCCTAGTTGCTCTGATGGACAGTTAGTAGCTGAAGTAAGATTAACAATCAATGTATGTTTAGGTAATTTAGTGTTCCCATATGAAAACACTTGCATATTACCTAGACCTCACTGCTTTTGATATTCAATAATTCTATTATTCATTTATGGATTAATAAATTCTGCAAAAAATGGTAATGATTCAATCATACTACAAAATGCTCCTCAATCTTCTTTTAGTCTATGATTTTTACGTTGGTGATATAAATTACGAAGTTGCATATAATTGGTACTTATACGCATAAATTGCTCTAAACCTAATACAGTATTAGATAATAATCTCATCCTATTTTCATAGGAAGGATCCTCCATAAACTTAGATGCATATTCCTGGATAATAGCAATTGATCTGTCATCTACATATTTATTAAAGGATTTCGCTTCTACAATTGCTCCTAATTTATGCATCTTAGAAGATGATGTTACAATATCAATTCAATGATATCTTTGCAACTCTGGTGTAAAATAGTTAGGATAAACAATATCAAAACTAACTCGAATTCCAGTTAGAAAATTTGGATGACCTGAGTTAGAAGGAGCTTTAGCTAGTTTTATAGCTCTCTCTATAGACTTTTTAAATTCCTCTTCAGTATACTCAGGAATAGTTGTTCTCATAGCATTACGACATGCTATAACAGATTCTTTTAAATCATAAACCTTAACATTTGATATAGTGACCATTATCGTTTTCTATATTTAGGAGCATATGTAACTGTCGGAATTTCAACATATTCCTCTACCCAGGTTGCAATATTATACTGATCAAATCCATTTTTACTACGATCATTTTTAAGACCACTAATACCTACAAATCCGTCTTCACATTTATAAATATTTGTAGCAATATCGAAGTTTTTATGTTTTGAAAAGTTATAGTTTTCAACTACTAAGTCATCCTTACATAATTTAGCTGCTCGTTGGGCAGAAATAAGTGAGTAATAATCTGCATTATTAATTACTGAAATAACTTCTTTTACTTTCATTATTCCTTAAATTTATCTAATTCTTTAGTTAATTCGTCTTTTGTAATAAAGCCTGTATGTCTCCAAAGCTCATTTCCTTCTTCATTTTCTAATACTAATAATGGAATGTTTCTTACCTTATACTTAGTTAAAATTTCTTCAGAAGTATCTTCTATATTTATTTCTTCAATAGTGTATTGAGATTTAAGATCTTCAATAACTGGTTTTAACATTTGACATGGATGACACCAATCTGCTCAAAATTTTTTTAGAATCATATATTGTAATTTAAATTATTGCTACTTTTTCAGGACTTCTTTTACGTATTCAAGTATGTTTCTGGCCAGAGTTATTTATTTTCCAAAGTTCTAATATCACAAAAGTATTTGTAAATCCAATAACTTTACCCATACGTAATTGTGTAGAACTAGTACCTAATGAGTCTATAGTTACTACTTCTTGATTAATTTCTAATTTTTTTCCTGTAAAATCAATCATATATTAATGAATTCAGTATGTTGGTAAACTGCCATCGGGTAGTCTAGAAATATCAGCATCAAGTTTACATTTTGTACAAAAGTATGAACCTGCCTTTACCATACATTGATATAATTTAGAAGCCACTTCCTCAGCAATTTCTTCTGGGGCCTCACAATTAATTTCATCATATGGAGTGACACAGATTTTTACAATATTAAGTAAATTGTTTTCTTTTATATATTTAAAAAAGTTAATCATACTTACTTTATAACATGCTGCCCCTGCAAACTGTATGGGATAATTAATACTTTGCTTTTCGGAAGCAGACTTTCGTTTAAAAAAATTTTTAACTTTTTGTACTGTATAACTAGATGGATCAGATTTTTTCAGATCATTATAATATTCTCAGAATCCATTTTCTTGAAAAGAATTATATTCCTTTTTTAAAGCATTATAATCATAAATGAAGGCTTTATGGCCAGTTTTTGGATTTAAAAGAATATATCCTTTATCTCATCAATCTTTTCTTCTAAACTTTTGATATTTAGCTAGCCCAGAAAAACCAGACATAAAATTATTATAGATTTCAATACATTGTTTTAAAGGTAAATGGGAATTTTTATGGATCGTGTTAGCATCCCCACCATAGCTAATTGCAAATTCAATTCCTTTAGCTGATTGTCGTTTATCATGATAAAGCCTTTTAATGTCCTTCACATTAGTTTCTCTAGGAATGTCCTTAAAAGACATATAAGCTGTCAGTGAATGAATGTCACCACTGCCATTAGTTAATTCCTCAATAATAGCCTTATCATCGGCTATAGAAGCCATCAAATAGGTTTCCTGCCCAGCATAGTCAATTGATATTCACTTATTACCCTCTCCTGCCTCGAAGCAAGCTCTAGTTTCAGCATCTGCAGGAATATTTAGAAAATTAAGTAGCTGATTTCCATTACTTTCTTTTCCTCCAGAAGAAATTCTTGATGTATCTGTCCCTATTCCCATAAATTTAGTATGAAGCCTTCCACTTGTCTTATTTATTTGATTTATAAAATTTTGACCATATGTTGAAATCAATTTCATAGATTCCTTGTAATCAATATAAAGTGGGATTAAAGAACATTTATCTTTTTGAGCTTCTAGAACTTTAGCGTCAATACTTTCTTTCTCCTCTCCTTTTTTTATAACTTTAACATCTACACCATATTGTTTAAATATAGGAATAAGTTGGGCAGCACTATTTCAATTCAATGTGATTTTTGGTTTAGTTGAAAAGCCTGTAAAAAGGTCACCTTGAGTGTTATAAATAATGTATTTGGAATTAGGCATATTCTGAATTAGTCATTGGTTCATTCCTTGAAGGGATGCCTGTAATCTTTGTTGATCTTTTAGCATTTTGCTTTTCCATTTCTCAACATTAAGTCGAACCCCACAATATTCCATATAAGCTAATGCTGGAATAAAGGCATTTTCATATTTGATGGCAGTTAAAAGACCCTTCTCATTTAATGCCTTTTTTTGAGCTTCCATTAAAGGTTCTAGATATTTGACGTCATTGGCAGAATAGATTATAACTTCAGTTGTTAATCCTTCATAAATAATTCTACCTCGTACAGACTTATCTAATTCAATATTAAGATATAATTCCCCTAATTTTTTTAGATTAAGTTCGAGTTGGTATTTAGTTATAAGTCCATCTTTACCAAGAATAGGTGTATATCGTTTACACTGAATTCGATCTCAAACATCAGGTTTTAAAATAAGGGGATATCCAAGTCAAAGTAATTTTTCTCCAGTAAAAGTATCATACACATTTTCTGGATATATATTATTCCTATAAAGAAAGCACAAATCAAATTTAATATTATGACCTATAAAAAGTCTATTTGATTCCAAGTATGATTTATAGTGAGAAGGAGATACCGTGAGACAATCAATAACTATTTGAAACTCAAAACAACCTAGCTGAATAGACTTTAGCTGATCGTTTCAACAATTTAAACCAGTAGTTTCAGTATCTAAACCCACAATAGACAAAGATTCTAATAACTCTAAAGAATGAACAATATCTATTATTTTATATTCCTCACAAGAAACCTTTTTAGGATCTTTTGTTACTAGATATATCATCTATTTCCTCATATAATTCGTAAAATTTTTCTTCAGATAAAAAAAAGTGGTATCCACATCAACACACATCAAATCCATTTACAAACTTATTTTCGGTATGCTGAATTCTTAAAGAAGAATATCTTTCATTATATTCGTATAAAGTACATTTATTAGCCTCTACTGTAAAATCCTTTGCTCTATATTTAGACATGGTGAGATAAATAATCAGTTATTGAAATAAAAGGAAAACTAGATCCTTCAGATACCAACCACTTATTATCTTCGTATAAATAGTAATATTCTATCCATACAGGATCTAAATTACGGTATTCTACAATGGTATCTGATAATTTTGGACTAGATCCATCATTATAAAAACCAGTTTTATCTAAATTTTCTTCTAGATATGAAATATCACCACTAGCGATTAATTCAATAATTTCGTCTTTATTATTCCAGTATTCATCTAATTTTTTACCAACACCTTCAACATATCCGTCATGATGACAATATATAGAACTTACAGAGTTATCTGCATTTTTTATCCCAATTCTACACCTTGTTGACATAATCTAAAATTATTAAAACTAAATACATTAAATTATCTTGTAAGGCTATATTATTCAGAGATAAACCTAGATTATAAATAACTTTCATTATTTTTAATATTTTTAATATTTTGTAATCAATCTTCCTCTACAAAATAGGATTGAGGCCCATATTGATCAAGTCAAGACTCCTCATTAATTAAACATGCGTGTTCATTAAAACCATCAATCTCCATCAAAGACTGAGTCTCTGGTCATTCTTTAATTATATATTTCATATATTTACAAATAATCAGGATAATACCTCAGATAAAAACTTCTGATCGCGTCCTCACCTACTACTAAATGCCTATTTTTATCGCGTTTAATAGCTTCCATATATGGAATGATGAATTCCTTAAATCTTAAATCACAATCAAAGTCTGAAGCTATTTTAGTCCATTTAGTGACAGTTTTAGGATTTAGATTAGTAGCATCTATAATAACATTGTATCCTTTATTTAGAGCTTCTTTTACTAATGTTTCTTCATAAATATTAATTAATGATTCTCTTGTTAAGACCCAATAATCTCCACACATTAATCTAAGCTCGTCTCTATTAATTCTAATCCAATTCACTTTACCTTTAACAAATTCTTTTGCCCAGGTACTTTTACCACTAGCTAGTTATGGGGGGCCCTGTAATACAAGAAGTTGTAGCTTCTTATTTACAGAGCCCTTATTAGTATTATTCATTATTACTTTTTATTAAACTATCTTTATAAGCTGAATCAGTAATTATATAAATGTCTTTTAATAGATCTGTATAAGCCTGCTCTATATTTGATAGAGTATACTTCCCAGGACCTTCAAAATTAAATATTTGTCCATACTTAATTAATTGGAAACCATAATCTGCTTCTAATAGTCCAATAGTATCTTTAACTCTTGTTGAGAGATATTTTCTTATTAAAAGATTATCAGGTTTTTGATATATAGATAAATACTCTTTAATCTTAAAGCGCTTTTTTAGTCTTCCGCAAGTAAAGACTAATGGTGATCCATTTGTCATCATTTCAAATCATTGAGCTGTAGAAAAGTAGAACACATTATCTCCCAGAATTTGAGGTCTTTCTTTTGAAATAACTATATATAAACACTTTTCAGCATATCAATAGCTTGGTATTTTATATATATATTTAATATCAGGGTTATCCTTTAATACTTTTAAAGATTCTTTATCCATATTATATTTCTTGTGCTGATTCAATATCAACAATACCCTTGTCTAAACTTGCAGTTTCTTTTTGTAAGAAAGCATTTGCTTTTAATTTAAAGACACTTATATTGTTAACTTCTCTTCTTAAGACAATACCCTCTTCAGGAACTTTATTTAAACATAAAACAGAGTCATTTTCTAGATACTGTTCTCTTAAATGTTTAAGAAAGTTTTCATGCCAATGTGTTTTAATAGTAAGTCTTGGAAATAATTTCTTAGCTGGACCATAATATAATTCAGTAACTGTTCCAATTTGGCGTTTATTACACCAATTTTTAATTTGTTGTGTAGACCATTCAAATACTTTACCGCTTACATTTGTAGAAGTAATTCTATATACTACTATCTTAAACAACTTAGCTTCAAGCATTTCTTTTGCAGACATAGTTTTATAATCATACAATTTTGGATCATATACACAACCATAATCATAGTCTTTTTGAATCATTGATCCTGTAGGTAAATATCCTACAATTTCAGCATATACAGACATACCTTCATCTAAATAGTCTTTGATAGTTTCAAGTGCAAGAGTCCAAATATCAGAGTCATAATAGCCTTCAGATAGATTAGGATTAATTATTGGATCTTTTATTACTTTTCTTGATGAACAAAATTTAGTATACTCTTCAGTTTTAATATTAACGCCAATTGCTACTAAAAACCTTTCAATCCAAGACAACTTACGTTTAGTCAACAAATTACAAAAAATTGCAGATGTACCATGCTCTTTCCAAGATATTTGTATAATATCATCAGGATTAACTTCAGTTAAGTTGTCAACTAACTTAGGAGTATCAATATGATATCTAAATTGATCATCAACAAGTTTTTCACTAATAATAGACTTACTCTTTAATTTACTATCAGCATTAGATTTAGAACTATTTGTCTTAATAATATATTTCCAAACTAGTTTAAAGTTATCAACCATATCAAATTGGGTTCCAACTAGTTTTTGGAATACTTCTGAGTCAACACTTTTCGAATAAGTATTCTGGTAAAAATCAATTAAACTTTGAATAGGAATAATAAAACCCTCTGAGGCTAAACCTCTCAATTTTATGCACTTTACTCTACCTGACTCCTCAAAAAATCCTCTTTGTTCAGGATTTGAGTTTGCATTAATGTTTCTATAAAGGTTATTAAATTTTAAGAATTCAGGTGCAATAACACTTTCTGTAGGAAAGTAAACATATGTTCCAGGTTGGGCATCAATGCTAGTAGAAATAATGTTCCCTTGTACATTTACCAACTTAAGTTTATTAGCGTTTGGATGAGAACTAAAGTCACCTTTTTTAATAGAAACAATTTTAGCTAAGTAATTTATATTAGCTTCTTTACTTATTGTTAATTTCATAATATATTATGTTAATACACCATACGTTGGGTCAATTCCTAAATACCGTCTATATTTTTCTATAGCTTCCTGTAGAATTTCTAATGAATAAGGTAATCCTGCCTTATCATCTAGTAGTATATTATAGTAAGGTTTTGAGGAAAAGCCTTCCTTAAATAGTTTTGAGGGATTCACGTTATCAAATGATAATCCAATATTTTTGCAATATTCTAAAGCTTTATCAAGTCGTTCCGAATCTCGGCAAGTATATAGAACAACTATTGCTCCTAAGTGTTGTGCTTCTTTAATTGTGTAAATTACACTTTCGCACAATTTATACTCAAAAGGTTCATAGCCTAAAATAGTCTGATCATAATCAACATAAATAATTAATCTATGGTGTTTAATCCACGATGAGACTAACTTATTCACATAGTATTCTTTAGCTGTCCTTAATTCGTCTTCATTTAGTATGTTCATAAACCTTTATTTTGCTCTAAATATTCTACTAGTCCAGTAACTGTTGAATTATTTTTAAACACCTCTTTCAATTTCTCAATTGGTATTGGAGTGTCATTTATATAATGAACTAGTGGGTCATTAATGATATCTAATGCTTCTGAGTCAGAACTAATATCAC